TGATTAATGAACGAACAATTAGTGAGATGATTGAACGTCTCCAACAAGAAGATGAACTGACAATCCTTGAGCTTCTGGATATCACTAGTGAGGAACTAGCTCCGATGCTCATTGATCAGATTGAGGAACGGTATGACATTCTGCTGGAATACTTTGCTGAAGAAGATCAGGAAGATTAATGGGGTATAACAAGGACTGGTGGGCCGCTAACCGAGAGGATCAAAATGCTAAACAACGGGCCCGCTATCATAAGAACAAAGCAGCTTATCTAGAGCGACAAAAGATTTATTACCGTAAAAAGAAGTTCGGAATCACCCCCGAAAGCTTAAATGTGATGTTAGAAGATCAAGACCACAAGTGTGCTCTGTGCCTTAAAGAAATAAATGAGACTGCGGATATTGATCATTGTCATACTTCAGGTAAAGTGAGAGGACTTCTCTGTCGCCAATGTAACTTAGGCCTAGGAATGTTCTACGACAAGATTGAAACTTTTGAACGAATCATTGAGTATCTAAAAAGGAATAATGACGAAACACTTTAACACCGATCTCCAAGAGTATGTATTTCGTAGTCGCTACGCCAGATGGCTTCAGCAAGAGGGTCGTCGAGAAACGTGGGTCGAGACCGTTACCCGTTACTGTGACTTCTGGGCAGGCCGGTATGGGGACGTATTCCCATACCAAAGGGTCTTCGAGGGTATTTATAATCTTGACGTAGTTCCTAGCATGCGCGCACTAATGACGGCAGGACCTGCCTTGGAACGGGATAATATCGCAGGATATAACTGTTCCTATCTGCCCATTGACGATCAAGCAGCATTCTCAGAAGTTATGTTCGTATTAATGAACGGAACAGGAGTAGGATTCAGTGTCGAACGACAATACATCAACAAGCTACCGGAAATCCCGGACACGCTCCATAACTCGGATACTGTTATCGTTGTCGCAGATTCTAAACAGGGATGGGCTTCTGCTTTCCGGCAGTTGGTTTCCCTACTATATGCTGGTCAGGTGGCCAAGTGGGATACGTCTCGTGTACGACCTGCGGGGGCTCGACTTAAAACGTTTGGTGGACGAGCATCCGGACCTGCACCCCTTATTGACCTATTTAGCTTCACAGTCAATCTTTTTAGGAATGCAGTCGGACGAAAGCTAAACTCTCTGGAATGTCATGACCTTGTTTGCAAGATTGCTCAGATCGTGGTTGTTGGGGGTGTGCGTCGGAGTGCTCTTATTAGCCTGTCTAACCTCACAGACGAGCGTATGCGTAACGCCAAGAACGGCGCTTGGTGGGAGTCTAGTGGTCACCGTGCTCTGGCTAATAACAGCGTAGCCTACACGGAAAAGCCAGATATCGGTATCTTTATGAAGGAGTGGCACGCACTATATGAAAGTAAGTCCGGTGAGCGAGGCATTTTTAATCGCGTATCTGCAAAGCGCCAAGCAGGCTCTACAGGACGTAGAGAATTGGATTGGGAGTTTGGAACGAACCCTTGCGGTGAGATCATCCTACGACCCAATGGCTTCTGCAATCTTAGCGAGGTTATTGTACGAGCTGGAGATACAGTCGAGACTTTGTGCAGCAAAGTCGAACTCGCTACGATTCTCGGAACCTTTCAATCAACTCTCACCGACTTCCGATACCTCCGAAAAGCTTGGAGGGTAAATGCTGAAGAAGAGCGTCTCCTGGGTGTTAGCCTTACTGGCATCATGGACAATCCCATTCTTAACGGTAGCGTTAGTGATCACAGTGGGCGTCTGCTCGCTGATACATTGGAGCGTATGAAGAATCATGCGGTTGAAACCAACAAACAATGGGCAGCCACCTTGGGTATTCCTCAGAGTGCTGCTATCACTACCGTTAAGCCTTCTGGTACTGTCAGTCAGCTTGTTGATTCTGCTAGTGGCATCCATCCGCGTCATAATCCGTATTATATCAGAACTGTTCGTGCTGATGTTAAAGACCCTCTTGCTACTTTTCTAAAAGACCAAGGGGTTCCTTGTGAACCGGACGTTACTAACGCTTCGAACCTTGTGTTCAGTTTTCCTGTCCGTTCTCCTAGCGGCAGCCTTGTGCGGAGTGATCGGTCTGCCATTGAACAGCTTGACCATTACCTTCTTTTTAAGCGTCATTGGTGTGAACACAATCCTTCTATTACTGTGTACGTAAAAGAAAATGAATGGATGGATGTTGGCGCTTGGGTATATAAGCACTTGGATGATGTGGGTGGTGTATCATTCCTTCCGCACAGCGAGCACGTATATCAGCAAGCTCCTTACCAAGATATTTCCGAAGCGGACTATCAACAATTAGCCGCGAACTTCCCGTCGATCGATTGGAACATGTTCGATGGTTATGAGAAAGCTGAAGATACAACTAACGGAGCCCAAGAACTCTCATGCACCTCCGGTGCGTGTGAATGGCTCTAACGGAGACATGAAGCATGATTACTTGGCAACTGATTAAGGGTGCGAGTGTGGGTCTCGAATATTTTGACAATGAGACTCTGGGATTTGGAGTGAATGCTGATATCGGACTTCTTCGAGTTACTTGGTACAAAGATATCGAGATCGTGGATGAGGGAGACGAGGAACTGTAGAGAAAAAGGCCCCTTTCGGGGCCTTATTTATTTGGAACTAAACTTACCTTGGAGGGCTTGAACCCATGTTTGAAGTTGCTCTACTAGCGTTGGCGATTGCGTTGCTCCTGTTTGTGCTGAAGTTGTGGTGGGCAAAGTAATGGGTGTGTTGAACAATTTCTGTTCAGCCAACCGCCGGGTTGTGAGGCCCGGCTCCACTACTCCCCCTGCGTGATTCCACTTGGGGAACTCATTCGATGCACCCTGGTAATCTCCCGCATTGAGGAGCTTGAGAAGTGTAGAACTCTGAAAGTTACCGCTGCCAAGATTGAATACAAAATCCACAAGAGCATCAAACTGGTTCTGATTGAGAGGCGCTTTAACAACCGTATTGACCACATATTCTGCCCCTGATACGTCTTGTTGAAGCCACTCTTGGGCTTGCTGCAACGTGCAAGTCTCCCCAGGAGATACATTAGATGTATGTCCATATCCGATTGTCCAGACACCCACACTGTCTTGGTAGGCAGTAGTGCGGCATCCTTCAGAGGTCTCGATCAAGTTGAGACCGTTCTGACTCATCTTCATGTTGTTCATCGATTCACATTCCCTTTCATTGCAAAAATATCTTTCAGCGATTCCTTGGCCTGGACGTTTCCTTGAGCACCAGCCAGTTCGTCACGCTGGAAGTCCGTAAGTTTCTGGTTACGGAGATACTCAGTAATCGAGTTGGCCGCAGATACATCCCCACGGTGACTTGTCCAATCTTGCTTGAATCGCTCCCGGTCTGCATCGGTCACAGTGCCTTGAGCAAATTGGTGCTCAATCCGCTTAAGATCCTTCTCCCTAAGATTGCTATACCCCTGATCGATCGTTTTCTTGGCTTGATCAATGTCCCGTTTACGAGCTTCAGTAATCGGATGGAAAGCCAGATTACGCGTCATTTGTTCACCGGGAGTCCGAATAGCCTGCCCTTTCTCAGTGTTGGGGTTGATATACAACTTGTTACCATTACCCACATCCTTACTAAACAATTGATTTTCTTCGATGCCTTTGATAGAAGTTGGTGAGAAGTTGTACAGCATCTTCTTCATCGTCGTATCATCATGGTAGTATGCTGCCTCGTAGGCACTCTTCCCCATGTCCATCAGAGTACTGCTAGTCGGGAACAGTGTCGAAATCGGATTATCGGGGATGGTATCCGCGTTGCTGAATGATCCTTGCATATTGATACCAAACTGTGCAAACATTCCATAGTTAGCCCAATCAGGAAGATTACGAAGCAACACAGCCTTCAGAGTATCTGGTTTACCCAGCACATGATGAGTGATTTGTTGGTAGGCTTCATCTGCGTAGTTGAAACCAAGTAGACCTGACACGCCAGCAAATGCAATCGACGAAGCCAACAAAGCTGCCATCGGAGTAAAATTCTTGCCTCCAATCGCTTCCTTACCAAAGTACTGATGCTGACTGATCTGATTCATCTTGAAGCGCGTGAGTGTCGATGCAATATCACCCATCATACCCATTTTACCAAACACCAGCGGACGTTCCGAAGGCCGATAATCCGTCAAAGCGGCCCTAGTCAGATTCTCAGCGGTACCAAGAGCATCCTTAGTCGAATAACCTGCTTCCTTCAGGGTGTGTGCCCAGATAGAGAAGGTACTCGAACGAATAGCTGCTTCCGGATAAGTGATGTTTGCTTCCATAATATGACGAAAAGCTCGACCAGCCTTGGAACTATTGACATCAGCAAGATGGTTTGTCAAGTTGGCATTGAATACTTGATTCTTTTGGTTGTAATCCCAGATTGCTTGATCAAAACCACTGAGCTTGTGCTCAGGATTCAACTGCTTCAGGGCCATCTGCATCGTGGTACCTAGACCTTTATAGCTGTTTGCCCAGAAGTTACCTTCTCCTCGACTACGTACCAGTTCAGCCATTGCAGGATTGCTTTGGAGAAACTGAGTCATCGTGAGTAGAGCATGTGGTAGACGGAAGAAACCCAGCCACAGTTGAAGTAGAGCACTCTTCTGGGTGCTGTTCAAGCCACGCAATACCGAAGGACCTATACCCGTTTGTTGAGCTACTCCATCCAGAACACTCGATACACCCTGTGCCCACTTTGAGGTCGATTGACCCAAAGCATTCGAGAGATAATCCTTCACATAGGCTTTGGCATTAGGTTGATTGATATCGGGATCATTCATCATCTCCTTGACCTTACCGGCTGCTTCTTGCATGGCTGACCACTTAATCATGTGATCTGCATATACAAGTTGAGATTTCATCCCTTCAATAGCATTCTGTTCTTGGGTCAGCCAAGCCTTCTTACCTTCTGCACCAAAGATACCACCCTTTTCCTTAGCGTGCTTCAAAGCACCCATAGCCTTAGCAGCATTGGACGTGAAGTACTGACGATAGGTATCCATGATTTCTTTCATGGCTGGATCATTCAACTGGAAATGATTCAACACATTCAGATACCCTTGGAACATATCGGGACCAACCTTTCCTTGGAACTGGCGATTCAATGTGGTAGGTTCAAAATCATACTTACCGGGATTCTGTTTTTCCAGCAAGTTCTTCACACCCTCCACATGCCACTTGGTGTTTCCACCAATAAAGCCAACAGGCTTGGTAGTACCCTTCTGGTACACCAATGAGCGGAAGTCCCCCATGAAACGAGAAGTCATATAGGCCACCCGCTTATCTACCGGAGGCATTCCTGCGTCAACCATAGCCTTGTTGAAGCGATCATATACTTCACCCATTACTTCTTGGAAGCGTTGGTAATAGGCACGTTGCTTCTCATTGAATCCGCGTTGACGAAGTTCATTATCAGAACGGAGAGTTTGTCCTTCATCCATATCCATCAAAGCATGGATCTCACCCTTCTCCCGTGAATTCATCTTCTGGATCAGAGTACGTAGACCATCATCATTGTTGGTCAACAAACGTTTGGACGTAAAATCAGCTTCCTTGATTGCATTCTGGATGTGAGTGAAGGCCCACTTAACCGTAGGACTCTTTGAGAGAGCACTTGCCCATACACCACCTTGGCTAGTGATATTGCGAGTAATCCAATTCGAAGACATATCCGGGGCAGCAGCCAGATCCTGCTTGGCCTCCTGATAAGGCCGGTCATCGGGAACAAACTCCTTAATGCCTTCACCCGGAACATTCTTCTTGATCAGATCAACCTGTTTCTCATTGACCTTGGTATCTACAGAACGAGTAGCTCGCTCATTGGCTGCTTGACGCATCCCAGCTTGGAAGACCTTGGCTGCCGAGTTTATGTTGCGGAACTTCTGGAAAGCACGGTCAGCCAATTCCACCACAACTCCATGCAATCCTTGGAGCATCTTCAACAGACCATTCTTGATCCAGTCCGGAATAGGCACACCACTATTCATGTGGATAATCCCATCCTTCTCATACATACCAAAGCGACCATCACCCTTGTAGAACTTGGCGATATTCTCACGAGACTTGTCCACCAGATCTTGGGCACGCTTCAGATCACCAGCAGCACCCATCTTAGTTTGACTGTCACGAGCTTGATCAAAGGCCAACTGTGCAGCAGCAAGTTTTTGTTCATTGGCTTTCACAGTCGGATGGTCATTGACAAATCGATCCACCGCTGCTTGCGCAGCCGTTTCCACAAAATTCTTGGCGATGGTGGGGCGGTCAAAGAGACCACCTTGTTCATCAGAAACGGTATTTAGATATTGTTCATAGGCTTTCTTGGGATCTTCAGGAAGTTCAAATCGAGTTCCCTCTTGATTTGCCAGATTCTGCATCGTCTGGGTGAACTCATCTTCACTGAGCGCACGAGGTTGTTCACCGGTATACTGATCATATGAACGCTGGCTCAGTTCATTAAACAGATCACCTTGGGTAAACTCATCACCACGTTGGACGGCCTCATTGAAGTCCTTTACCCGAGCAGACATTTGATCTCGAAGTCCAGCAACACTTTCAGGGAATACTTCACCTTCCGGAGACACTCGGAGAGTTTCACCTTGGTTTAGTTGAAGTTCCATCTGACGAGCATTGCTCAACCCACCACGAGTCCCGGGTTCCGGTGTTTCTACATCAGGACGCAGACCAAGACCCGGACCAGCCGGAGCTTCTCCACCTTCCCCCGGACCGAAGAGATCAGGTTGTTGGAAGTATTGGCGATACGGAATTGGTTCCGTTTCAAAGTTACTGGTGGGTGTGGCTTCAGGACCCGGAGGAGTTCCCGGTTGATCCCAATTACCAGTATCCAGTTTCGTTTCCAAATCTTTAGGAATAACCCCCGCTCCACGACCAAGAACATGAGCTATCGGTGCTGCGATCATGGCAGCGTTACCAAGGTTCTCTACATCCTGTACATCTTGGGGAGTAATAGGTTTATCATACCCCGTCTGATTAGCAATGCCTTGAGCAAGGTAAGGTGCAGCGGCATGAATAGCTTCACCGGGAAGATTCATGATCTTCTCACCAACTTGGTATCCTTGGGTACCATGCAGACCTGAAGTATCCACTCCCATTTTGTTAAGAATATTTTCCGCGCCAAATTGTTGGAATTCTTGGCCAGTCTGGGATACTGCTCCTTGCAAAGCTTGAGAGAGGTTTTGACCGCCATAGAGATTCTCACCAAGATGAGCGATACCAGATGCCATGCCGGGAACTGCTTCCAGACCCATCACGCCCAAATTAGCGGCCTGAAGTCCCGCACCCTTGATGTTGTTCCATAGTCCACCAGATGAAGCTTGCTGTTGCTGCTGAGTGTAAGCTTGCTTCAACTGCTCATCAGTCATCTTTGACGGATCAGTCGAAACCGAGGTGACCGCCGGAGTAGCAGCAGGTTGCTGTTGAGGATTGGCTTTGTTATAGTTATAGGCATATTTCAAGGTTTCATCAGGAACCTTTGAAAGATCAGCACCACTCTTCAACCACTTATCCATATTACCCATCCCCCAATTATATGCCATAGCAGCATACATCGGATTACCATACTTCTGAGTCAGGGCAGCCAAATAATCACGGCCCTCGCGGGCCGTGTCTTGAGGAGTACCATTCGACGGAGTGACACCCAATCCGGGCCGGACTTGAGTGGCAGGCATAACCTGCATAGATCCTTGGGCTCCTTTGGGACTGGTAATCGTCGACGTATCGGGAGCGTTGTTTGATTCCAACTTTTGAATCGTCTGCTGGGATTGGTACAGTTGTTGGAGAGCCTCATCGCTGAGGCCGGAGAGATCAAGAGCCATAGTTTTACTTTAAGAGTCCACGTTTACGCATTTCTGCCGTCACTGCATCTTCAGCCCCTGCCGGAGGAGCATTGTTCCCCTGCCCTTGAGGGACATTGGGAGCCGGAGCACCACCTGCTTGCGGAATTTGATTGATGTTCGCTTGCGGTACACCAATACCAAGCAGTTGCTGATTAGTGAGAGCTTGCATCTGACGAAGCTGTTCAGATTGTTGTTGCAGGAATTGTGCTCGTTCACGATCACCTGGTTGTTCATTGGGAGTTCCAAGACGAGTGACAATCTGCGCGAGCGCTTGATCAGTGGTTTGTTTGAGTCGATCGGTTTGAGCTTTCTGATCAGCAATGTAGCGACGAGCGTCTGCTTGTTGCTTCGCCACTTGTTCACGACCAGCTACGTCCATTCCAGTGGTTGCCAATTGATAACCGCCACGTACATTTTCTTCGGCAAGTTTCGAACGCACAGCAGTACTGGCTTGGAATAGACCATTGGAGATTTGAGTAAGGCCACCCGGCTGACTAGCTGCATTCAACATCATTTGACGGATACCCGGGTCTTGAACACCATTGCTATCGAGGAATTGACCAACAGCAGCCGGTTTAGCTGCATCCGGAATACCTTGGAGTTGATTATCCAACTGACCAACAATTTGACCAAGACTTTGGAGTTGACCTACATGAACTTCGGTCAGCTTAGCTTGATTACCAGCAACTTGAGCTTGAGCCGCTGAAGGAGCAGCATAGAGATCAGCAAGACCCTTTGCTTGTTGTTGCATTCCGAGACCTTGTTCAGCATAACCTTGAGCACCAAGAAGTTGGTTTACCAGAGTAGCTTTCTGAATATCTTGGGGCATTGTTTGCTGGGCAATCTGCGTTTTTATTTGTTCTTGTTGGTTAGCTTCATCATTCTGCATGCCCATTTGCTGAGCAGCGTAGGCCGGACCAACCACATCTGCCAAACTCATCATGTCATTTTGATACGGCATAATTATCCACCGAAGAGAGATTGAAGGCCATTAAGACCCGCACTACCAATCTGACCCAATTGTTGAATCCCTTGGGGACTGGAGAAATTGGCAAACAAACCATTAAGCATCGATGCCCCAGGAGTGGCCGTAGCAGCACGATAGTAATTTTGATTGCCCAGAGCTTGCGCACGTGCCTGAGTCAACGCAGCCGCCAGTTGCACAGCACGATTACCATATTGGCTATTACGCCCCGCAGCAGCGTCTTGGCGTGCCAGAGTTTGTTGCATCTGTTGTGCATATGGACTATTCGGAGCAAACATCTGATTGATCTGATCAGCGTAACGATTCTGTGCTTGCTGTTGCGCATACTGTTGGTATGCATTCAATCCCGTATTTGCCAAGCGCATCCATGGCGCATACTGCTGATACATGCTCATAAGATTTTCACCCACTTTGGCTCCCCCTGTCGTTGCGCCAGTTGCTGCTACACCCGGAGCCGCTGGGGTTCCTTCTCCCAATGCTCCAAATTGAACGTTACTTGCTCCCGGCACTTCCACTTGTGTACCGGCAATTCCTTGACCAATTGGACTTGCTGGAGCGGTACTTGTAGGTCCATACATTGCTGCAAGAGTACCGGATTGACCACCGCCCTGAGTGGCAGCTTGGGCTCCTTCCAGTGCAGTCCCACTGTTAGAGTTAAATGCAACCGGAGCACCAGAACCCGTGGTTGCTACTTGTGAACCTTCCAAACCCGTGCCTGTCCCAATGGGAGTCGTCGGTTGGGTTCCAAGAACTCCAGTGTTCGTAGCATTAGTTTGCCCAAGAGTTGAAACAGGGCTAGCTTGTCCGACACCCTGCCCGAGGCCAGTAGTAATTCCACCACCGGAAGTTGCTGCCTCAGCACCAGTAAGACCCGCTTGTCCACCAAGACTGGTACCAAGTCCAAGACCAGTTCCTTGAGTGCCTCCACCAAGACCACCCAGATATCCCAATCCGGTATCCGTCACACCAGAAAGAGCCCCAGCACCGGCTTCACCCAAACCACCTCCACCAAGCCCAGCCGCAGCGGAGCCAATTGCAGTACCTGTACCGGCGGCTGGACCGAACATGGCAGCACCGCCTGCTGCGCCTTCCAATCCACCAAGAGTCGTTGGAGCCGTACTGGAAGCAAGACCAGTATCAAATGCAGCAGAGGTTGCTCCGACACCGGCTTGTCCAATACCTTGTAGAGCATTTGCAAGTGAGCCACCTCCAAAGTAGCCTCCAATACCCCCTGTGACACCTCCAAGTGCGGCAGAACCCCAATTATGGGTTTGGGCATAGTTACCAATAGACCCCCCCAATGCCCCGCCAGCAGCAGCTCCCCACGGACCTCCTAGTGCAAATCCTGCGATACTACCAATTACGGGTAGAAGATCATCAACAATACCACACATATTAATTTACCTTTTTATTGAAGATAAGGCCGGAAAGTCCGAACCCAAGTTTGGTATAAAACTTTTCGGCTGTCTCCAACCCGATACCAGCATTATGCATAATCGTAAATTCAGAGGCTCCCTTTTCCTTAGCCCATGCTTCTCCTGCGCGAAGAAGGCGCATAGCAAGCGAGCCTCCTCTGTATTCTGGTGCCACATAGAAAACTTGATCAGCAGCCCACTTCAATCCGGAGAAGAATTGTATCCCCATTTGAAGAATAATGAATCCTTTGAACTGATCATCGTATGCGATGAAGAACTGATCGGGATGAGACACGGTAGCTTCAAGCAGTCCCCAACACCGTTGTTCATCATAGGGCGTGTCTTTGAATTGTGATTCACTATGGAATCGACGACCCATCTCAAGAACCACCAAGGCATCTTCTCGGGTCAATTGTGTTTTAATCATTAGGAGGAGACCACAAAAGTAAAATTTCCATCAGTGGCCGATCCAGAGGTATTTGTCAAATGGAACACCACCGTATTTGTAGTAGATACATCAATCCACTGAACCAGCACACCCGTTGTATTTGATGTGGCAAGTGCTCCAATATTGGGAGAAGCCAGACCAAGATTATGAGTTAGGGTATAAGTTCCTGTGCTCGTATGAACAATAGACCATCCAGAGGGAAGTCCTGTACCAGTACCAGATGAGGATACATATCCACGACCGGACATGTGCCAAGCATTTCCTGTTCCAGTTAAATCTCCACCAGCATTGCCGCCTTGAATACTTTGCAGCGTATTGTGCAATCTGGTAATAATATCATGAAGATTAGATCCAGTGAAATTCAGATTCGCCCATGGAATGTTTGTTCCATTCAAGAAGTTGGTGAGATTGGTATACCATTCTAGCCAATAATAACTCCCAGATGGGGAATTCAATGGAGGTGGAGGAACTCCTGCTGCCATAATTAGCGTCTCACTTCTTGTGTGTAATCCAATTCAAATGATTCCATACGAAGAGGATACGGTTGTTGGAAGGTGAACTGAAATGCGCGTCTCCGAGAATACCCAAGTTGAGTTACTGTTGGATAACTTGCATTTACTTCCATTGTTAGATTGCCAACCCAAGTATTATAGTCGTCATCACTCCATGCCACATTCATCGGGACATTGGAATCATCATTAGGGCCATCACAGATCAAAGACAATCGGAAGAAACGTTTTCGCATGATGGTATCAAAATCAAGTTTGACTGTCGTTACTTGACAATTGATTGTTGTTCCGGCATCAGTATACTCTGTTGGAGCAAAGATGTATTGTAGGCCTCCACCATAGCCCATCATAAGGGGATAACCATTACCACTATCTGCCGCAAAGCGCATACCGAATACTTGTTGCCCTAGTCCGGAAGTCCACTCATGCCACATGTTTTCTTCAAAATCAAACACAAAGGTTCGACCGGCTCCAATAAGATTTAGAACATACCATTTATGGCCCGCACTTTGGATAGTAAATGCACTAGCTCCGGCTATAGATGCCCCTTCCAGATCCAAAGCTTCTCGCACTGGTTCATTAGCAATCTCTGTTGGTTGAAATCCATTCAGCGTCCAAACAGTTCTACCACCATTATTTGTTTGTCCTACCAGAATCAACTCTCTTTCCGTTTGATTGATTGTTGCTGCTGCGTAGGGACTTCCAAATTGAGACACGGCCGGAGCATTGCGTTGCAGGGGACTACCCGTTGCATTTGCATTATCATAAAACCATTCAATAGAATCTGATCCCACAGCGGCAATATAATTCTGGACCTTGTATAGCCCGATCAAATTATCAGGATACATTTCTGCATCAATAAAACCATCAGATGGCCAAGTTAGCGGATCTTGCAATGCACTATTATAGATGGATTGTGTTCCTTGCTTAGGCAAGAAAATATAACCATCTAGAAAGACAGGCGTTGGAATGTGTGGAGATGGAAAATTAGAGTCAGTGACTGGAATTACGGTATTGGTATTAGTAATAACCCAACCACTAACTCCGTCACAAAAAAACAATATATCTTCGGAATCACTACGAAATACTGTAAAGCCCGTGGTTCCAGCAGATGTGGAAATTCCTGTTAGAATAGAGGTTGTTCCAGCGTAGAGTGTACTGCCTACTACAGAATAATAGGTAGTATTATATTCCCAATAAAAAAAGCCAAGCACAGTTCCCGATGCCCCAGGAATTGTAGTTGTCAGAGCCAGTCCCGGCCTTTTCTTGAGATAGTACTTCTTTCCATCACTGATTGGTGATTTAATTAACTCAGGATATAGATTGACAAATCGTTGATCTTTGGCATCCGTACCATCGCGCTGTTGGGGAGATCCAATAAACGAAAATCGTTGAGTATGTAGCTGTGTAAAATAGGGGTTAGTGCTCATCGATTTTATCCTCGATATCTTCCACAGTTTCTAGAATCTCTGCGTCAACTTTTTGAGATTGCTCCAACATTTGTTTGATGACATTCATTACCTCTGAGTGCTGCATATCAGTTTGCTCTTGCATCATAGCAAAAAAGGCCAGAGATACAGAAGCTTCTGAACTCAAGATAAGATTAATGACAGCTAGATCCTTATCCCACCAAATAAGTATAGAGTGTAATACTAACCACGAGACAATAAAACCCAGAAGTCCCCACAAAAAGACTGACGATCCTCGAAACTTAGCATACCATTTAGCAAAATTAATATCCATTGGGATTCCCTTGTCCCATACCCATAACCACCCAATCTGGTTGAATAAACAAAGCCCCTTCTTCTGTACCAAAACTCAGAGCATTCATGATTAATGTATTGGCCGTCTCATTTAGTTTATCGACTTCACTCAAAGGAAGGCCAAATTCTGGGGCAAGACGGTGTGCCAACGAATAAATCAACGGCTCAATCCATACTTGAGGAAAATCCGGAGTATCCGTACTCGCATTGAATTGATCAAAGGGACGTTGATATACAAACCAAATTTGTCTATACAGAGCACTAGCTGAATCCGGAGCAGGCCAAATATTGATCATTCCGGATTGATTGCCGGGTTGATACCAAAGGTGGATTGGATATCCTTGATCCAGTGGAGCACTCAATAGATTATAATTATATTGAGTATAGATGTTCATTGGAATCCGATAAGTATTCATCGGATCTGTCACATCCAGATTCCATGCTTGTGTAATCTTAAGCGGAGCTACAATATTCAAATTACCAGTTCCAATCCCTGTACCCACCGGATATTGATATACCCCTTGAGTTAAAGTAAAATATGTCGTGGTCATGGCCCACACAGGCATGCCAATGGCATATAGTGAAAATACTAGATTATTCAGTGCCTCTTGTGCATTGGTGAGTTGGGTTGTTGTGGCAGTGGAACCATCAACACCAATACCAATCTTACGATAGGCAGCATTGATTATTTGATCTCTAGTATAATTCCAGTTGGCATTACCCGATGTAGTCATGATTATATCCCTTCACTTGCCCAACGACCTGTAATTGTAGTAGAACTTGTGTTTGTAATTTGAAATGTACTGGCATTGACTGGATTCGTCCGGATACTATAGGTGGAACTTGTACTAGTATCGATAGGCATAGCATTTACCCAAAAAGCCTGATTCGAGAACGGAATAGGATAGGATACCGTCACTGTAGCATTTCCACCGACAGAAAATGTACCAAACTGATGAACAATCCCTGAAGTATCTCTCCAATAAGCCGGACTAAAGCCAGAAGTTGGGATCGTAGAACCCCACGTTAGTGGACCTGCTGCTGTACGGATCTGTGCAATATTGCCTTGTGGATCGGCAGGAAATGCTTCATAGGTTGCCTGATCAGTCAGAAAGGTATTCCAGACATATGCATCAATTTGACACCACATCGTTCCGGCGGCACCCGCTGGCCTCGCAATAAAGTAGAATCCCGGATAACTGCCGATGCCGGTGTTATCTCCATTACCATTGTTTAGTCCTTTACAATGAAGCACTCCAATGCGAAGATAATCACAAGTGTTGGGATTAAAATTAGCTCCTGTATAGGTAGAATCGCCAAGTTTAATTAGATACAGATTAGGAGTTGTAAAGTTACAATAGTAAAATGTCAATGAATCAATCTGACCAGCGGAATTTCGCCACTGAATATACCCAGAACTATCGGTGCTTAGGATACACTCTTCAAAATGCATCGTGCCGACACGCAACGCGCGGCATCCAGAAAAGAATGCACCCTGAATACAAGTCATGGATTCAATATTAATTTGATCCACTGACGATTCACTTTCTTCACCAGCTAGACACAATGCATAGGTAATGTTTGGCCACTTGGGAGCATTGAAATAGATATTTGAATAGACATTCCCCGTACGAACTGGAGACAGAAACTCTATTCCCGCATATGAGAAATTTTGGCATTCAATATCGAAAAAATGGGCACTAAAACACGACTGATTAGAATTAGACGAATTGAATAATGCCGTCCCACATTCACCAAATTTTACTTGATGTACACCACCACCACGTTGTACTGGGTACTGTCCGGCACCCACATCAATACAAACACGTTGACCTGATGTTTCGGTTCCAGTAACAATGCTCGAACCATCTGCATTGTTAAATGAAATATATACCTTACTTACGGTTCCCAGAGCCCCCAGATAGATAATAGTATCGGTGACATTGGTTCCAATCCAGCGAATAAATGATGTATTTTGTCCATCACCAAACAAATGTTGATTATTCAGAATCAAAGTTTGATTGATGTTATATGTACCTTGGGGAACATAGACATTTTTACCTGTGGCGATTGCTGCCAAAAAGGCAGTCGTATCATTATGAACACCATCACCAAAAGCACCTGTTTGTTTTACAGAAATACTTTCATTGACAGTTGTGTTAACATAATTCAACCAATCGGCAGGGACAGGTGTAACAAAATCTACAAATGTTTGATTAGTGGCCACTACTTACCCCATTAATTTTTTCATACGTACGCATACCGCCAAGGCCCAACATACCGATAAGAATTGGCATCATCTCGCTGAGATCCGCTTGCGGAATTGATACCGGATGTCCAAGAATTATCATGATTGATGTCACAAGTGGAGTGCCCACATAATTCCAGGCAAGACATGAGCCACAAATCCAACCAATAAATGGTCTCCAGCCAGACACAAAGATCTTCTGATTGGAGGCTTCGGTATTGTCGATATTCAATTGGCCTTGAATAATGGCGGCGGCGGCTGCGATTTCTTGTTGTTCTTGGGCTGTTTTATCGGGCCAAATTTTATTGACAATGGTAGATGCCAAATCAGCGACTTCACCAACACCAGTTATACTCATAATCATTACCCTTTATGTAGAAACTTCCACCCACTGAGAAAGATTCCCACGCAGGAGATTGCAAACCAGATGGCCCCAAGAAATCCTTTATATTTATTTAATTGAGCATCAATCGATTCTACATGCTTTAGAATCTTTTCAATTTGTTGTTCTTTTAGTTCAGCACGTTCTTCAAGTGCTGCGATTCGTTCATGTAGTTCAGTCATCCAAAGTCACCGTCACTAAAGTATTTCCACTAACTGTAAGCCAATTTCCACCAGAGAGCAGTGACAAGGCAATATAATTTGGTTCATCTGGAATCTCAACAGGTGTGGTTGGAAGACCATTTGGAAATCCTAAATTGGGTCTCATACAACCTGCAATGGCGTACGTGGGAATACCACTAGATCCAGTAGCGGTGCAATATGGATATTGAGGATAATCAGGTCCATCGAACAGATTAAACGAAGTTGGCGCGGCAAAGGGAACGGTTATACGTTCTTGTCGGGTCCGAATAAAGTCTTGTGGATGTCTATTCTCGTAATCCTCCGGGCAGACAATTAGTCCATCCCAACGTTTGAGTGCAATGCCGGATTTAATCTTTCGATTACAAACCATACACCAAACATTCCACTCACCATTTTTAAACCAATTACGAGCCATGATTAGGAGTATTCGTAAACAACAACAATTCCGCCTTGTCCAGCGGCTCCGGCTGCGGCGGAAGCACTTGCATTAGCATTTGCTCCTCCACCGCCCGAACCATAACCTGTTCCGGCAATACCAGCACCAGATCCGGCTCGGGGTTGTCCTCCCGAACCATAGGGAGAGTTACCTCCACCCCCAGAAACAGTAGCAGTAAGTCCCAAACCAATAGCAGGTGCAGGAGTTTGACCATTACTGTTAACAATTGTGCCGCCAGTTGCTACTGCATTTTGTGCCGCTGGATTAACAAAAGCCGCCGAAAATGCAACTAGCCCACTACCAGCACTTCCACCAGGAGCACTAATTCCCGCACCAAATGAAGATGTTCCACCAGCATTACCATTGTTCGCGCCAGCAGAAGGTGCCGCACCGCCTGCACCAACAGTCACCGTCGCGCCAGAAAATCCCGAAGTTAGTCGGGAACGCGCCCAAGAACCACCCCCACCTCCAGACGCAGAAGCCCACTGTGAAGATGAAGTCGAGGCGACACCCCCACCTGAACCACCACCACCTACGACATCTACAATAATCGAGTTTGTACCAGTTGTAGGTGTATAAGTACCACTTGCAGTAAAAACTTGAACGTTTAATAGTCGGCCAACAAACCCGGTCAAAGCACCAGAGGCCGTTAAGTTATTTGTAGTTACTGTGCCAGTAAACGTAGGACTAGATAATGGGGCATATGTGGAAGCTGCCAGTGCAGAAGTCAAATATCCTGCAATAGATGCTCCACTAGGAATCGTCACAGTTCCTGTAAACGTGGGTGAGGCCAATGGAGCATAACTAGTTGCTACATAAGCCGTAGTTGCGATTTGTGTAGTGTTCGTTCCGGGAGAGGCTGTGGGTGCTGTAGGAGTGCCGGTAAGTCCTAAACTATGAACAAGCACAGACAAAGGAAGACCAGTATCGGTGGTGCTATTAGTCACAGCATAAAATAGAGACGTAGTATCGGCAGTCCCGCTCTGCTGTGTAAGTTGTGTTACATTTTGATTAGCTGCCATATTATACCTTAATTATACTAGAAGAACGCCACCGTTAGTCATCAACAAAAGAATGCCACTAGACATTAGATTCAGATATCCGGGAGTTGCTCCCGATGTGGTTGAAAGATATTCAGTCACACTCGGATACTGTGTAACACCAGAGCCTTCTTCCACATGAGGAACAATAGTGACATTAGAAGTCATGCTACATTACCTTGATAATACCTGATGCGGCGATAGCTGCATAGCCTGCGGGTGTCGGATGGTCCCCATCTGTGGTCAGTCCCGGTACCCATTTCGATGAGTTAATTGAAGACTCCGTGATGGGAGTAGTGTCATAGACACCATCAAAATTACTTCCGGCCCAACTGGTATTTGCCCGAACATAGTTATTGTATTCTACTCGCTCACTTGCTCCAGTCTCCACAGTCTGATTAACAACTGTCGTCCAACCATCAGTTGAAGTAGTATCAGGACAACTAGTAACATAGTAGAAATACTTCTCTGGAAACATAGCACGAAATTTTAGAAGTCGTGCTAGAGTATTTTGGGCATTTGCACCGGCTATAAAGTCATTAGCACCATAGTCACATGTCATGTGTGTGCAAAAGGCTTTAACAATTTGTGCCCGGAGCGAAAAATTACCCGTATCCGTGACATTCTGAATCGTCTCTCCGCCGCGTCCAAGATTCGTATAAGCACGAATTGGACCGATTGTACGAGCAACCAATCCACAATCCCATGACCCATTATATTGATCCATATATCCTTCAGTAGCACTTGCACCACAAAGGGCATAACTTGGAACTGTCGTTGGGCCAAATATCGCCACAGGGCGATAAAACGCAAGAGTGATCATATTTCCGGTATTAGCAAACGTACCGGGAACGCCAGTCAAATCACTTAGGCTATTACCCTGTGCATAACATTCTCCATTGGTCTGATCGAGAAACATATTCTCACTGCCACCATTACAAACCGGAGAACCTCCAGAGTTACAAACTCGGTATTCCCGAACTGCAAAAGTCGCTCCATTGGGAATATTCACATTTGCCAGATCACTCATGAGAGTGGTCAGATTATAGACGAGTCCGGTCGCATTTCCGCCAAAAGTGAGGGGATAAATCGTACCGCCTAGTGGATACTCAATGCTGACTTTAACAGTACAATCGGCTCCGCCGCTGAACTCATATGTCGAACTAACATACCAATTAGCAACAGCAACACCAATCTGGGTGATATTAGTTCGTGCTACGTGAATTGAGCGGGCCATATGTTGCAGCACGCCTTGATTACCAGCAGTCGCCGCCTTGCAGCGTGTAGCTACCAGTCCGGTATAAGTAGTCCCGGTCGTATATTTATATGATGATCCCGATCCTGATCCACCCGAAGCAGTAACCCCGGAATAAATGGATATTGTCATACTTAGCCTTGACCAGAGGTGCTCAGGATATTGATCGTGACACTACCAGTGCCGGCAGTAATATTCAAGCGCATAGCGGCAATAGGGAATGCATAGTTACCATCCATATTCGTAGTCGCGCCTGCGACAAAGGCATGGTTGAACCACACGGGAGTGATTGCCGTATTGTAAATGTCATCAAAGGTATGTTGGACTGTGTAGGTAGCAGAACCGGTAACTTCACAGCCGAACCCGACATTAAATACTTGTGACCGATAATCCATCGGCAGGATAGGCGACGTACCAACGCCGGTAACTGTTTCAGTGATTCGTCTCATGATATTTAAGCCGTATAGTTAGTAAGACCATAATTAATTGCCACCCGATACGAACCAGCAGTAAGTGCGTTATTGAGAGCCACCGAAAGGGTAGAACCCACCGTCGTCGAGTTGAAATAGTAGCCCGTACCAGATTCAACAATGGTAGATGCGATGGCCATTGTAGGAGCAGTAAAGGAAGCCGGGCAATATCCGCGTGCGGAACCAATGAGACCAAAAGCGGAATCAGTAAAATTCACCGCTACAATACCACCACCAGAAGTCGTACAGGTGGGATCGATAGATACCAAAAGACGCGTGATATAATAATAAGGTGAACCTGTAATCAGCGTAACAGGAGTTGTTCCTGACGCGGCATTAAGAACAACCGATGCATAAAGAATCGGCTTTCGATCAGGAACAATCAGATCATTCGATCCAATTTTCCATGCAATTTTTCCGTTATCGAGTGCCATAAGTAGGGATGGGGGCCGTAGCCCCCTCCCATTACCTCACATACTCAATCACAAAATACCACGGACCACCCGTGCTCGAAGCCGTACCCGTTTCCGCGTACGTTGCATAGATGATCATGTCGCCTTGCGTTTGTACTGCTGGAGCACGTTCCAGATTGTAAACACCAGTACCCGAGGGACCAACCGTCGTATTCAACAGCACCGTCCCCGGAGTCAAACCACCGGCAGCAAGAACGTTGAACGTACCAAAGTTCATTGCTTGACCCGAAGGACCAACACCTTGGCCGGTAAGAGCAATCGTGGCCGTCGTACCAGCATTGGATGCCGTCGTACTGTACATCCGAATACCAAGAATCGTTGCATCCGCCGGAAGAACAGCGATCTTCGTAGCAGTCGTATTCGTGCGCAGAACCTGAAAGGGAACTACCAGATACGATTTGCGAACCGGGTTCAGGGCATCCGGGAAACTGGGGTTGAGCTGAACGAGATCAGCTACATTTTTAATACCCATTTAAATTTCTCCATTAAGGAGCCCCCGAAGAGGCCCCGGATTCAGATTAGACGCCAGCCGAACCGTAGATACCACGCGGATCAGTCCAACCAAAGCTATAACGCGACGTTGCCTTGAAGCGAGCATTTTCAGTATCGAAGTCGTTATCCATCTCGAATTCGTCACCACGACGCTCAAACATCTTCAGACTATTCTTCACATCCGTGCGGATGAACCAAGCAAGCGGATTCGTGAAGTAGTGGTTAAGGACGATGCCCTTCGGGAAACGACCCGTCTCACGGATTGCATTGATGTCGTTCAGATTCGAACCAACACGCCGCTCTGTCTTCAGGATACGCTCAGCTTCAAATTCAAGTTGAATCGGAAGAATAAGCGATTCCGGACGAACAGCAATACGCAGACCACGATCGTTCGTGAAGTTGGCAATGTCAATACAAGCTTGTTCAAGGGCCGCTTCCGAAAGGTCGGCTGCGGTAGCGATCTGATTCGACCACGTACCACCAGCGAAGTTCGGGTGCGATGCATTGATCATCGAGACGCCATCACCACCAACATACGACGAGTTGAAGGCCCGATTGTACACGTTGGCACCAACCACTTCCTTCGTCTGGCGGATCGAGAATGCAAGACCTTGAGCACGACGCTGACCAACCACGTCATACTGATCATCTTCCATAATTTCACGCGTGATCTGGAAGCCAAGAGCATACACAACGTGCGTATAGCGAGTCGTGAACGCTTGGTTTTCACCATCATACGTGATAGCCGAACCTTCCGGTTTCACCGAAGCAAGACCAAAAGACGAGATACCAACATCTTCTTCATACTGCTTACGCGAGGTAAACTTTTCGAAGAGTTTGTCCCACTCAACCGGATACTCATCATACGACTTACCATACCATGTATTTACACCGGGCCAAAGGGCCTTGGCAAATGAACTACTATTAATAAGACCGGGCATTTTTTAATCCTCCTATTAGACGCCAGCCGTGCCGGTGCCACCGTTATACTGGTGGTTATTAAGCACAACAAGAACCTTGTAATTTGCCGACGTGATATCGTTGTCAACACGTTGAACTGCACCAACAACCTTAAGCTGGTTCGTTGCACCAGTGTTGTACGAACTGATATATTGACCCGAAAGACCAGTCGTAGTCGAACCACCACCATCCGTAACCACTGCATTGCTATTCAGATCCGTAGGCGTCGGAGCGACTTGGGATTGAATTTCAAACACGGTATCCGGATTGTCCGCAACGAGAACATACATTGCCGTCGAAGCCGTACGATACTGCGGCGTATTCAAGTTAAGGGGATTAATCATAAAACCAACAGCAACACCAACCACAGGATTACCTGCACCAAGCGTAGCTTTGGTCACACCTTGGGTACCACCAACAGTTGCATTAAAACCACCCAGAAGTGTAGCACCGGGGTTTTCGGTGACTGCCGCGAGGGTTACCAGATCACCATTGAAAATAGCCGTGCCATCCGTAGAAGCAGCGTAATAGCGGTTCACTTGACCATTGAAGGGGGAACCGTTAATATGCTTCACCGGACGGAGGCCATTCGGGCGACTAACGTTAGCCATTTATAAACTCCATTTAGGTTAAATATATAGATGGCTAACGGATGTTTTACTTTCGACCAGAACGATCAATTTTAACAGAGCCATATCCGCCATCGTTATCATTAGGGCGAAGGGTTTCCTCAGTTCGGTGGACTTCCTGTTCAGCCTCTTGCATGAATTCATCATACCACTCTTTTCGAATCTTCATGACATAAGCCTTCAGTCCAGTACCGCTATCGACAATCGAATAAGCCAGACTACCGAGTTCCGATGCATCTTCTGCACGGAAGTTACCGGTGTCTACCTCATGATTAGTCACGAGTTCCCAACCACCTTGTTTAAACATTGAAATACGACCCGGAGTATCATTCACATAACGATATTCGTAGTTGGGGTCTTTTCCAATGAGAGCCAGTTTCGGACGCAAACCAACTGCAATCCGTTTCGGTCGCGCCTCCGCAACCACATTCGAGTCTACCGATGTATTAGCGTTTCTACGGTTCATTTCGTTGATCCTCTGGGATTAATTCTTTTCCTTGATTGCCTTGAGATCGGCAATATACTTCTCTTTCGTCATCACACCTTGGCGAATGAGAGTATTCATAACTTGTTTCTCAACATCCGACAACTCGTATTCGGGCTCTGCCTTAGTACCACGGGTACGGGCCGGAGCCTCTACCGCAGCGGGCCTTTCCCTGTTAGGGTTGTGGAACTTTTCACTGAAGCGAGTTTTGACTTCCCGTTCCAGAATGCTAAGGACTTCATTGGGAGACTTGCCTTCTTGTGCAAGTTCAACACCTCGGGCATCTGCCCAGCCTCGCATTGAGGGAGTCGTTTCATACCAACCATTGCGGTTAATCCAGTTCTTCAACTCAGGATGGACTTCTTGAGGCACTGCTGCCTGCACAGCCGCTTGTTGGTCTTGGCGTTGTTGTGTCTTTACGAGATCGATCTTTTCATCGATATCTACAACTCGATCTGCATCACCTTCATTAAGAGCTAGCTTCTTCTCTTGCTTAAGAGCGTCGAGAGCACGTTGATACTCAATCTCTCGAATTTTGGAATTGTGCTTAGCCAGTTCTGCAAGGGCCTTTCGCACATCCTTGAGTTCCTTGGATTGAGATTCAATCTTACGGAATAGTTCACCGCGGCGGACAAATTCACCGGCATCTACCCATTTTTCCGGATCACCTTCATACTCTTCCTTGGGCACCCAACCTTGGCTAATTGCCTCTTGTTGAGTTGGGGTAAATTCACCGGGAACTGCTGTGCCTTCGTTTTGGGAGGCTTGGATTTCTTCGCTCATCTCTGTTTATTCCTCTGATTTGACGTGATATGCAAGCACATCATCATCATTGATAACTACTACATCTTCTTCACCATCTTTGAGCCACTTGCCACTGTGGCGAGCATACGTAACAAGAGTACCAACTTTGACAGGAACTGGAAGATCGTGCTTCTTTACATAATCCAGAAAAGCCGTCGGACCTACATCCAACACATAACCTTGGTCAATTTGAGTCTTGTGATACTTAGTTTCTTCGGTGATACCTTTGACAAACCCAAGTTCTTTGAGTTTGGCATCAACTTCATCATACTCTTCCAATTCAACAGGCTTGACTACAAGCCGATGGAGAACAGCTTTAATCGTCATTAATATCCTCTACAAGATCATCTAGATGAACGTTCAACACTGCGTTGATTCCGGCAATAAATCCTACATGGTACCGGTCTTCTGTGGGCTCTTTGCCCGCATTAAACTCTAGGTGTTCAAGACTCACAGCTTTTAGGGCCTTAAGAGTCTCAAAGATTGCCTGAGTTATTTCTTGGCGCTTCCAGTCTTGGAAGGCGCGTGTTTGGCTGCTGCGGCTTTCGATTTTGTGACCTCTGCGGTATGTTTGAGATTCGCCTTATGCGTTTCTTGTGTCTGTTGTAGTGCTTGGTGATGCATTTGTTGCTGGTGCTGCATCTTCAGGTTTTCACCTTGAATCTGAGCTTGGATTTGGTGTGCTTGAGCAGCAGCATTCATCTGAGCTTCTTGGGCTTGCATTTGCATCTTCTGTTGATGCTCTTGTGCGGCCATAGCCATCTGTTGTTGCTTATCTCGTGCATCCAATTCCATCTGTTGCTGACCCATAGTCATCTTCAATTGAGCATCTTGCTGTTGAGCTTGCTGCTTCATTTGAAGTTCTTGTACCTTCGGATCAGGCGGCGGTGGAGGCATTTGGCCTGTCTGTTGTACCTGTTGATTAAGGAGTTGTTCGAAGTTCGGCTGTTCCTGAGCTTGAAGAACACGCTTAATAACTGCCACAGGATCGAGAACACCAATCGGAAGAAGCTGGAGCAGACTCTCTGCTTTCTGAAGTTTTTCCTGAGCGCTAACAGCATTGGGGTCCGCTGCTGGAATAACTCGATACGTTGTTTCGTCGAAATCATCCGGTCCAATCGGTTCATTAATGACGGAACTGTACGTTTGGGGATCAAGATACGTGGCATTGAGTTTAAAGAGTTTGCAAAATTCCTCTTGGAGCGCACGATAAATTCTCTTATAAATTGCCGTGAAAACCTTCATCCCTTGTTCAACCGTAGCCATCGTGGTCGTAGCAGGAGTATTCTGACCGGGCATTTTACCAGTAAAGATTTCAGCTACAGAGGCCAATTCCTTACCCGAAGTGATCAGAGTTCCCATCAATTGGAACAGAACCGGACTCGGTTCTTTAGTAGGAAGTGGGAAAATCTGCTTCTTGAGATCATCGCCTACTGCATTCACTGCTTGCCATTGGCCGGGCATGAAGCGCATATCGCCCATACGAAGTCGAAGGCCCTTCCCAATAAAGCCAGCTTGAAGGTTATTCAGTGTACCTGCATCAACCAACTGGTTAATGAGTGTATTGACCGATTCATTGAGAGGACCCAGAAGCATCCCAAACCCAATATCGTAGAAACTACCATCAGGGCTAGGAATAAAGCCAAACTTAGTATAGTAATGAATGGGCTCAATACCAGCAAGAGTACCATCATCATTAAATAGAATAGTGCTCTCATCATACCGTGCAGTAATCCGGAGAACCTTTCGAGATTGTCGATGAAACGTAACAATGTACGGTTCAGCATAGTCATCCTCATCCAGATCTAGATAACAATGTTGCTCGATGATCTCATAAGGTGTCGTATCATCATTTGAAGGCATCCAATCCGTCTGGCGTGGATGGAACTCAAAAGGAATGCTAGGAGGAGCCCCAAGATCACAATCTAGATACAGTTTACTCATTTGCTTCTGTTTGAGAATACGCTTAGACATGGGAATGATCTCACTGATCCGTTCCGTATCACACATATTCGTGGCCCAATAATTGACCACAACACTCTTTGGCAAAAGCAGATGACTACAGTTTTTCTTCTTAATCGGGTCCCAATAAGTCTTTTTGAACATGATCCCAACAATTGGAAGCATGATCAAAAGTTTGTCCATGTCTTCTTCCCAACCCGTCATCTGATGCATAATGTCATAAGACATATAGGTTGAGATACGCTCAGCTTGTTCTTGCTTTGAATCGTCTGGATCTTTACCGATTACTTGCCCAAGAACCACTTTACCATCTGAAGGAACCAGAGTTGGATAAGCCCGTGCAGCAAACTGCATAGCAGCAGTAGATAGAAGAGGATATTTAACATTACTGGCCTTTGGCCATGGGTAGGCTTTTTGGTCTTGAATTTGGAGAGCCAGTTTCGTATATTCATCACACTTCCGTTCCCAAACTTCCCGAGACATTAGATCAGTTTCAAAACCTTCCGCACAATCATATCCAATTTTCTTGAGCTTATCGTCATCCAAATGCTCAGCGATGTTGACTTCTTCGATGAAACCACGAAGTTTTTGGCTAGGATGCTGATAATCTGGGTGCTGGATATCCGGTTGTTCGGGACCTCCTTGGGGCATCTGATTCATCTGCTGTTGTTGTTGGCCTGCCATCTGACCCACAGCAGCGAGGTTATACGGGTCTTGGTTGGGATCGAAGCCCTGACCCATACCACCCCCTTGTCCACCGTCAGCAGGCTGTTGTGCGCCCGCTTGCATAGCCTGGAGGGCACTTCCAGGAGTGTTGTTGATCGCCATCAATATCCCGTTATCTCGTTACGACCAGAATCACCCAATCCGGATTCTTCTAGTTCGCGTTGATATTCATCTTCTTCAAGATCTTCTACCGTAGGTGCTTCGATAATCACATCAAGCATCATACCAAGATAAGCAAAAGCATCTACCTGGTCATCATGCTTATCCCTAGGGAATCGCATACACTCTTCTTCAAAGAGAGGATACCAGTCCCCCGACTTATCGAACTTACATCCGTGAGCACGCATACGTGCTTGAATGGAACGGCTGCGAGTCAGTTTATCCTTACCACCATGCTTCAGAGGATACAGAGAGATGAAGTTATTGTGCTTGACCATCTCTTCTCGAAGGAATGGTCCAATTGCTTTGGATACTTGCATTTCTTCAATACCGATTGCTTCAGGTTTGTACATCCGTTGCAATGCTAGAATCGTATCGACAATCTCTCGACCATCCATCCGTTCCCGGATCACATTCCGAATACTGAGAATCTTGTCTTCATCGACAGATCCAACTACAAACACAGAATAGTCGGCATACTCTTTATCGGAAATTGCCAAGTCGCAGGTGATATAAAAGCGTACCGGTTTCGAGAAGTCTGCTTCTGCCATTGGTCGAAAATCTGCTCTTCGGAAGTAGGTACTCGATTCATCAATCGGAATATTAAGATATTCCTGACTATAAACGTCTTGAAGACCATTGGCAAATGCATCAGCACGTTCAATTCGGAAATCCTCCGCTGACTTCTTTTCAGGCCATAGAAGCTGCTTAAAATCGTCTGTATGGGCTCGGTACTTAATCGACACCCACTTCATAGGTTTACGACTGTATTCCTTGAGAGGCAGTGTTATTGTGTTCTTATCGTAGGGTTTAGGCATCAGATTCTCCAGCATACTATCCATGTGGAGGATGGTGCCAACCATTCGAATGATACCTTTGTCTGACATACAGGGAATCAAAGCGCCTGTGAACCATCGTTTGAACTTTTCTCGACGATCTTTGGACATAACCTGCTCATCATTTTCCATATCATCACAAATAATCAGATCTGGTCGAGCAGTTCCCCAAGTGGTACCACGAACTTTTTGTTCACTACCTTTAGCGATAATCCGGAACTGATGTCCGTCATCCATCTCTACGATGATGTCTGTTTCGCTATCTTTTATGAATTTGACCTTTCCATCAGGTTGTCGTTTAATCCCGAACAGGTCAATCAGAGTTTCGTTAGTTGTAAGTTGTTGCTTGATATTTCCGAGAAATAGTGCTGATTGTGCTTCCGTGTTAGAGACCAACAACATGAATTTTCGTTCTCGAAACAGCAAACACGACAACCCGTATCCAAGAGTTACTGCTGTTGTTTTCGCATGACCCCGAGGTGCAGCGATAGCAATGTAGCGATTCTTAGAGCAGCAATACTCCCACATTTCATGGTGGAATGCTGGCGAGGCACAACTATCTTCAAACTTCGGAGCAAGGACACTTCCGACAAACCCTGACACTACATCTGCTGTCAAGATCATTTGTCTTTGTTCTTCCGGGAGCGGTTAAAGTGAGCACTCGTGACACGCATATTTGATCGATCGTTTGACCCGCCATTAGATAGCGAGCGCTTGTGATCAACATCCTTATTATCACCTTTGTGAACCTTCCCTTCTTTGGCCATTTCCCTTCGGGCCAATACGCGCTCAGATCGGTGCTTTCGCTGGGCAGCACTGGCTTCGTAGTGGGTATCGTAGGAGTAGTCTCGCTCTCCATTAGGTTTCATCCTTGGCACGGGTATCGTCTCCGAAAAGTACATCAGTAACCTCAACTGCTGATTTGGAGGTAACTTGGTTTGCGATTCTTGCGAATTCATCAGCAAGATTCTTGAGTGTCTGTTCAACTTTGTCTGTCGAGATACTTTCATTTTGGATGTGACGGTCAACCAGAGTCTCGGCCCTTTCGTTGAGATCCATCATTACTTTGGCTGCATCTCGCATGTTTACCGGTTTACGTCGCATCTGACCGGTCTTTTGGTCATATACAAAATCTCCCCGCTCCATCCGATCTTCAATCACATCCAGAGATCTGGTAACAATATTCTGGAGACGTTTGGATAGTTGAAGATCTTGCTGAGTACGAAGATCTCGCTCGACCTCTTTCCACCATTCACTCTTTTTCCAGAGCTTAAGGGTATTGATGTTGATCTTGAGCACCGATGAAACAAGTGTTAGGCTGCCAAGCATCAAGTAGGTCGTTACTGCTTCAATTTTTTGGGAATCACTGAATCGACGACGGAATCCAGCTTCCCCATCAGGACGCCGCTTTCTGGTCGGCATGTACTGATTTTTAACTTTGTCTGAAAGCATCTCTGGGTTCCTGGGGATTGTTAGGCCAGGGGTTTAGCTTAACGTCCGCCCCCTGCTGGACGAGATAAAGGATCACCTCCTTTAACATAGTTGAGACAGTTTGTCAACAACTTTTCTACAACAGATGTATATTATATACTATCTTGATCGATTTGTCAAGCTTTTTCTTTACAAACACAAATATTTCTACAAAAGTACAAAAAGTACTTGACAAATGCATTAAGAATATATACCATTATAAGTTCTTTCTTCTTTACAGAAGAAGTAGTTTAAATTAAAAAAAACTACAACTTCTGTTTCTTCTTTCTGTTTGAAGGTTTTAGTATTAGCTCTTCGAGCTTGCGAGGATCGGTTTTTTGATCCGAGCTCCTCAGTGGGTAAAGAATAGATAACTAAGGGTAAATACTAAGACATCCCCTCCTTTCAAAAATATATAAAAATGTAGCATCCATCCTTTCGAGCTTTTCGAGCCTTCGGGTTTTCCCCCCATCCCCCCTTCAAAGAGATGGTATTTTTAAGAAGAAAAAGAGGGTGCGCTAGATGAGAATGATTGTTATTACGAGCTGAGAATGATAATCAATGAGTTAGCTCATCCGTCCATAGGTGCTCGTCAGACCCATAACACCCGAGTTTGCATGTTCAAACTAACCCAATCCTAGGGTATTCCCTGATGCACTTCCCTGTATTTGTGCTAAGATGTAGTCATGTTCAACAGGAGGGTATATGATCCTTACTCACTTCAAGTATGTCCCGGTTGACGTCGATTGGCATTCCGTAGTGGATGACTTCGGTAACCTTGTAAAGCCGTTCGCTGATCTGTCCCGGCGTTCAAACGCTGCATGGTGGAATGCCTATCGGTTTGCTAACGGTCAATCATTCGAACAAGCCGGAATGCGTACCATCGGTTGTCTCATTGAGGAGCATTAAGCTATGTCCCGCTATCGTCCGAGCTATCACTTTCAGGTAACAACCGCTGTTCCCTGCCCAATCTGTAACACCTTTGTAAAAGAGGAGGATGTTAAGAAGCGTTCCCGCTACGTGTGGAATGGGGGCGGATGGATTGAGAGCCACGGGTGTCAAGCCTGTTTTGACAAGGCTATTGGTGAAGCCGAACAAATCGCAAAAGACTACAAAGGATGGGATTATGTATGACTTGATGTTTTTCATTCTTCCCATTGCTATTTGGGTGTATGGTACGGTAATGGATGCAGCGGATAAAGCCGAAAAACAGCGTAATGACAGCAAGGGGAAATATTGATGGATATCGTTCGCGTAGTTGTCTCAGGTGTCGCTACGGGAGCAATCGCTCTTTACTATTGGATTAAGGGGTAACCATTATGTCTAAGGAATGGATCGCCGAAGTTAGGTTTACGCAAGAGGGGGTTTCACAGGTAGTTGCGTTCTATCTATCCGCAGCTAGTGAGACAGAGGGTATGCATGATTACATTAATACCTTAATTGAGTTCCAAATCCCCTTTACCTTGTCGGTTTTTGAGGAATAACCCCTATTATGGATATTGTGTCATTGATCTGTAAGATCGTTCTCTGTGGCGAAGTGTTCGTCGGTTTCTGGCTTGCCTACCTTTGGTATCTCGACAAGCTGTGGAACATTGAGAATGCAAAGAGGCGCGCTAAGGGGGTTAAATGGCCCATAGAACCGCCCGAAGATGTTGAGTATAGGGATGTAGCCAGATTCGATTGAAACCTGTTGTAAACCCTCTAAGGCCCCTTTATGGGGCTTTTCTTTTGTCTATTCAAACTATCTTACAATTACCTTACAAATGTAACAATTTGTAAATACCCCTTGGTACTGACTTGCCTATCGCCTATAATCCTCATTGTATGGTGTTGTATCGGTCGTTTGAATCTCCCTTGCAGGCTGTAAGCAAGTTTGAGGGTTCAAACTTTTGGTGTTTGTTCATCCTGTGGAGACTTTCAAAATGTCTGCTACTGCTGCGGTTGTCGAGAACAAGCTCGAACCCATCAATAAGGCCCCCGAAACCCGTCAATTGATTGTTACGGGTCAAGGGTTGTATAACATGTTCATGGTCCCGGATGCGCAAACCCAAACGCGCATGGCGTGGATTCGTGAGGTTTTGGTCCCGAACGCTGATGCCCTGCAAGTTAAGGGTGCGTGCGATGAGCTTGTGAAGCTTGCCGCAAAGGCCGATGAAGCGAACGGCGTACCTGAGAAAGAACGCGGGCCGAAGCGTAATACGGCAATGAACGTTCGCACGTTCGTGCAACAGATTTATGGTGCCCTGAAGTTTGCGGCACCTGAAATGCAGGCAATGGGCTTTACCGATCAAACGGGTTGGCTCGAAGCCCGCAACATGGCCAAGCCTGCTTTGGAGCGGGCCGGCAAGATCTGGACGGGACACGATATCCCGTCGGATGCACAGAAGGCCCAAAAGGCCCGTTTGCGCGAAACCAAAGCAGAAACACAGGCTTTTCTTGATGCAACGAAGGAAACGCCTCGCGCGGTCAATGAGTCGTTTGTTTCGTGGCAAGCTCGCATTGCTGAAGTCGCGCAAAAGCAGGTGATAAAGGCGCGTGAAGATCAAATGTTGGAACAGGCGGAAAAGGAAATAGAACGCTTGTCCAAAAAGTATGATCGGGAAGTATTGGCCCTGATTATGTCCGGCCTGCAAGGCGTTCTCAAGGCCGATAACGCAGGCCAGTCTGAAGTTAGCGACGCCGAAGCGGAAGCACTGCTACGTGCGGGGGCAGAATCCGGCGCACTTGAGGTTGAGCACGTTGAAGAAGAGGAAGTTACCGAAGAATGATCTGTAATACCACTGTACAATGGTTTCTGGTAGTTTCAGCTAACTACCTTGAACTGAAGTAACCGGACCCCGCTTTATGCGGGGTTCCTCTGTTTCCTTTCGATGCCCGCTATATGCGGGCTTTTTGCATTACAAGGCCCTGTAGATGGTCTTACAGGTTTGTAAGGATGTTTGTACGTTCAAACTGGAGTCATCATGGTTTTAGACTTTGCCGTAAGCGATAACTCCCCATGTTGGTTCTGTTCCCTTGTAGTGGATGACTATGGTTTTGAATGGTCCGCATTCGACGGACAAGGTAATTATGAGCAGGCATGGCTCTTTTTGACTTCGGAACAGGAGCATTGATATGGTTACCGCACTTGTCGGGTTGGCAACGGTTATGCACCTTTGGGTAATCGATTGCCGCAATCAACACTTGCAAAACAGTATGATGCAAGTGACCGATGTTAACTACACCGTCCATCAAGAATGGACTGACACGGATAATTACCATCATGGTTAACAAAATGTATATCTTCCCGGATGGCTATTATCGTCTGCGTAAGGGTAAAGGCCTAATTGACCATCAATTCGTGTCGTTTGACGAAATTGTATGGTGTTAGGCACCTGTAAGGGTGTTTGAACCTGCAAACTTTGGAGATTTGCCATGGAATATGCAATCATCCACAATACAAGCCTGAATATGATTGAACGCCATGAAGCGTCAAGTGGTAGTGAAGCGTTCGAAAAATATCTTGCGGCGCACCCGGAATTGGGATGCGATTCTATTTCAGAGTTGTGCCAAGCCTATCCGATTTTGATGGGTTCTTTACTCGCAGCACCAATGCATTAGCAGGAGGTTTTATGACTAATTGGGAAGTAACGATGGTAAATACGCAGGCTCCGTTTGACGTTAAGCGGATTCACGTCAATACGCAAACTATCGTTGAAGCACACAGTGAAGCGGAAAAGTTGTATCCGGATTATTTCATCCGTTCTGCTCGTTTTCATGCAACCGATCTTTCTAAGGAGTTTGGCTATGGATATGGACCCGTTGAAGCTCAAGCCGTTTGATCTGGAAAAGGCAAAAGCTGGGAAGCCTTTTGTTCAGTTCTATAATGGCATCCTCTTTGAAAACAATTTCCGATTCATTGGAACTACTACAAGGGGAGATATTGTTTACGAATATGGCGTTAATGGTAATATCGCTTTCCGACCGCCGACTAGCCTTCGAATGCTCCCTGAATTCAAGAAAGCGAAGTTCTTTTTGTATCGAAACACGAATAAGGCCGTTCACGTGTGTAGTGATACTGAAAGGAATCGTAAGTGGGCGAAAATCTACGATCGCCCCATCATCAAGGAATTTGAAGTCGAATACGAGGAGTAGTCGACATGGATATCACCGAAGCATTAAGAATTGCTGATGTGCTGGAGCAAGATGATGTAATCTCTCCAGTCGCGTTAGCGTTACGCGCTCTTGCAAAAGAGTACAAAGATGTATCTGAACGATTGGTCATTCTGGAGAGTAACTATGGATGCTAAGTTTATTCATCTTCGCAATCGCGACGCTAATCATTGTGTCACGGTCAAGGGTGGCACGACTGTGGCATTTATCTACGAAAATGGTATCGTTCGCTTCGCTCTTGCCAAGTGCCATGAACGCGACAATTTCTGTCGCCGAACTGGTCGTGTGAAGGCTGAAGGCCGTCTGAAGTCCGCTCGTTATGTGCGGGAGATTTTTGTGCTGCACGACCAGAAACCTTTTGATGCCATCATGGAGGCGCTGTGATTCCTGTTCTGAATGAAGAATCGTTCGACGAGATCAATGCTCTTTTGCGCCAAATCGGCGAGGAAGAAAAGGAAAAGTCGGAAAGTCAACCGTTGATTTTTATTGGGAGCGGCTGTGACGCACAAACCTGTTTCTTTAAAAGCCAGCAACATCTTTGATTCAACTGGTTGGATGAAGCCGGAAGCCTTTTCTACGATTCGGGCGGAACACATCGGAGCAGGCCAGTTTCCGCCTCGTGTGTACAACGTTAAGACTTGTATCACGCAGAGACAGGGTTGGAATTCTCTCATGGTTGAAAACGGCGTGTTTATCTGTTGTGGTACAAGCTCGATTGAACAGTTGCACGGAATTTGGACAAGCGACAGTATCCAGTGGCAAGAAGCGCTGTCCATGATTCTCCGGGGAATGTTGTATTGGGAACCAAAGGAAGGGTTTTTGCGGGTTCCTGATCTGTTGATGTGTGTGACGGAAAGTCAGTTTGAGAATAAGTGGGGTGATTGTGACCTGCCAAAGTGGTTTATGGATCATGGTGCGGTGGATATGGGCATTTTCCCCAATAATGTCCACGGTCCCGAAAATCTGCACCTGATTCGGTGGAATCCACGCAACTGTGCAGAAAAGCTTAACGACTGGGTGTATTGGAATACCGAAAGCACCTTTATTCCCCTTTATATGAAAGGAGTGTGGGAAGATGAACAACGACAAGCTCGTGAAGCAATGGCTCAACAAAAGGCAAAAGCTGGAGAACGGGGATCTCTTGGTGCCGTTGGGGCATCAGATGTTCGACCTGCACTCAGGGCAGGGGTTCCAAAACTGGACCCGGCTCCGGTTGTTCCGCAACCGATTGACCAAGGAGGTTTCGCTCCTTTTCTTGGCGGGAACGCCTATCTCAAAGGAATACAAAATTATGTTGTTGAAGACCTTGGCGTAAGAAAAGATGGCTAAGCGAGCACATGTGTATGTGGACAAGGGGGAGCCGGGTAAGTATTATTTTGAGGCTCCCATTACTCACAATCTTTCATTTGGGGAGAAAAAGAAAACTCCGGAGCCATACACCGATCCGAGGAAAGAACCCGTGAATCTTGTAAACTATCGAGATCGAACGAATTGTCGTTTGATTAGCAGCAAGAATGCGATGAATAGTCGTGTTCCCAAGGAGGTTCAATATCTGTTGACTCCGCATCCCTCACTTCAAGAGGTTCAAGATTATCTGGATCTCAAGCGAGTGGAGGGTTTTGGTGAAGGTGCCATTGTGTGTCGTAAGTGGGCAGCTAAGGGCCACCATAAGTGGTCTCAGCAGTGGGGAACCATCATGCTTGTCCACAAGATTCCACGTGGAATGATGGCTCCATATCATCCATACTCGGTCAAGTGGCATATGATCGGAGAGATAGAGCAAGCGTGGGCAGAAGATTTGATTGTCATTCATGCGGCTTTGGATGACGATACTCTTGATGCCATCGCAGAAGCTCAAGGAGTGGAAGTGTGATCGTTCAGACCAATGAATGGCCATATTATGAACTGTATACAACGGTGATTGCTCGGGGCCAGTATTATGGTATCTTGTCCCGATATCGCTCTTTTCCGGAGGTGTTGCTGGCATTGGAGGAAAAAACAGGTCGGAAGTTGGAGGGTCTACGGCCATTAGCAATTGTTTCACAGGTCAGACTCACCAATGCTGATGCTGATTTTCTAGTCGATAATGGAGTTCCCCAGATTATTGTGGAGTAGGATATGAAACCTGAGTTTTATGTGATTCGTCTCGGGCGGCAACGAGACAATACCAAACCTGTTCTCGGACAGATGCCACAAGCGCCTCGTGGACAGCGCGGTTTTCGTAACTTCGATGTTGGTCCTGCTCCGGAGGAATTGGTCGCTGCTGAACCCAATCCGATTTATCTGGAAGCAGATGGTTTTGGGCAGGAGTTGATTCGCAGTGAGTTGCGTGATCCGGTGATCGTTTTCTCCACTCAAGAGATTGCAGAAGTCCATGCAAAGGAGTTGGCAACCAAGAATCCAAAGGTTTTGTATGGTGTGCTTGGTGTGCTCTCCGTATATGAAACCGGTGAGGCTCCGGTAATCGAGAAAACGTTCAACAATGCTGGTGAATTGGTTCTGAAGGAGAATCAACCATGAGATACGGCTGTGATGTGAATCCCCTTCCCCACTGCTGCGGTTTCTATGAAGCCGGTTATTTCCGCGTGCGGGATGGTTATAGCTCCTGCGAGATTCAACATAACTCATGGGAAAAGGTGTTGAAGAGTGCCCTCGAAGAAGCCCAAGATCAACCTCTTATCTTCAACTTTGTCAAGCCCAAGTATCCGGACGAATATGAGGAAGATGTTTATGGGGTGAAGGATGAAGAGGGCTACTGTGCGGGAGAATTGCGTGCTCTTGTCAAGGCACATCCAGATGCCAAGCACATCGGCACGTTTTACAACGAAAATTCCAGCAACACGGTAGATAGCTGGTACATTTACAATCAAAAAAACGGTTGAAGATCGGATTATTGACGAGGATGATGACAATGACTATTAAGACGTTGGGTTATCTTGGGATGGGTACAGGTGAACATGAGCCGTTTGATCAAGTGTACCCGAAGGGTTTGTTTGTTCGTCCAAAGGATATCGCCGATGGAGCCGACATTGACGCGCTGGTTGTATGGGGTGGGGAAGATATCTCGCCGACCATCTACGGAGACAAGGTATCTGCGGCAAATGGGGCTGATGCCCGTCTATCTCACCGTGATATCGTCGAAAAAGCCGCCGTCGAAGAGTGCATCAAGAGGGATATCCCCATTATTGGTGTATGTCGAGGCGCTCAACTGGTATGTGCCCTTGCTGGGGGACGGTTGATCCAACACGTCGAGAACCACGGCAGGAGGCACCTGTTGTCTACGTTCGATGGACGTGATGATATCGTGACTAGTTCGGTACACCATCAGATGATGTATCCGTTTGATGTGGATCACGAGATGATTGCGTGGGCACAGAAGCCTCGCTCGCGTGGTTGCTACATCATTGGGGATGATACGTCTGATCCACGTATGGAGGATAAGGTAGAACCTGAGATTGTGTGGTTCCCGAAGATCAAGGCATTGGCTATTCAGGGTCACCCGGAGTTCCATTCGGACCCGGAGAATGATCCGTTTGTACAGTATTGTATGCAACTTGTTCATAAGTTTATCCTTAACGATCTGTAAGGGAGTTTGAACATGCAAAACTTTATGCTCGGAAGCGACCCGGAAGTGTTTCTCCGCAATCCGCTGAATGGAGAGTTCATCAGCAGTGTTCGTAAGATCGGGGGTTCAAAGGAACGTCCGATGCCCATCGATGAACAGGGCAACGCTGTGCAGGAGGATAACGTTGCAGTGGAGTTCAACACTCCGCCGTGCCAATCCGCAGCAGACTTCATCAAGCACATCAACATCAACAAGGAATGGATCGCCGAGAAGGCGAAGTCCCTTGGTCTGGAGATGTGTATCATCCCATCGGCTGAGTTTACCGACGAACAATTGCACAGTCGAGAAGCTCAAACGTTCGGGTGTGAGCCCGACTTCAATGCGTGGAAGGATGGTCGGATGAATCCCCGCCCGCGTTCGAAGAATAAGAATCTTCGTTCGTGTGGTGGTCACATTCATGTTGCATTGGATATGGGTGTCGATGATCCGATCGAAGTAATCAAGGCAATGGATCTGTTCGTGGGCTGTCTCATGTTGGAGTTTGACCACGACAAACAACGGAGGGAGTTGTATGGCAAAGCTGGTGCATTCCGGTACAAGCCGTATGGTGTGGAGTATCGCACGGCATCCAACGCTTGGATCGAAACGGACGAGCGTATTCAATGGGCATGGGACCAGTCGGAGAAGGCTCTTGCTTATGCTCGTAGTGGCAAAGGCTTCACGGAAGAACAAGGTATAAGGATTCAACGCTGTATCAACGAGAGCGACATGGATCTGCTGGCTGAACTGAAACTGGAGTTCGACCTTTAATATGGATAACGCACAGGTAGTAGAAGACTTTCGCCGACGCTGGCAAGAGACCTACGTCTGGCTGAAGATGAAGGGTAAGGGAATTGAAACGCTGGTATTCGTCCGCCAAGTAGAACACGACGAGAGCAAGGTAGGTGTGCTACACCTTGAGTCTGCGGACTACGGCTCCATGACTATAAATCTTGGTAGTTCGGATCACAGCCTGATGTTCCGTTATCCCAAGAGTGGTGTATTTCAACATGGGAGCAATGCGTGTTATTTCCATAGGCGGCCTGCTCGTCAGTGGCGGCGTGGTATCTGTTCAGACAATAGTACGTTGTCCACTACCATGCGCCATCTGGGTGGGCCGGGACATAATATGTCCATCAATACGGTGAGTGCCGCATTTAAGCACAAGACATATCCGATAGGTGAAGCCCTGCAACTGTTAGATAAGCGCATGGCTCGGAGTGTTGCATTGGAGAATAACTTCTCGATTGCACTCAGTCCGACTCAGGCGAAGGAGCATCTGTTGCTGTTCTGGACAGATCCGGTTGCTCGTGTGACTGCTGATGGGAAACTGGCCACCTTGTATGAAGAGGTGATGGAAGCTAACGTCAATGAGGTTCTACATGGAAGCTAAGATGGCGAAGAAACCTGCTGCTCCGAAGGTGGTAACCGTTCGAAATTACTTCGGACTAGATGCGGTGGGAGAGCATGTGCCTGATGGTATCCAGCCGGAAGAAGGACTATCAAATCGGCTGGTTGGCATTGAAGTTGAAGTGGAAAATCATGAGCTTCGTCAATATCCAAAGGCTGTGTGGACAGCTACCGATGATGGGAGCTTGCGCAATAATGGCATCGAATGGCTCACTCGGCCCATCCAAGCGCGATATGCACCGGGAGCACTGCACAATCTGATGAATGAAGCACTGATGGATGAATGTTGCTTCAGTCCTCGGACAAGTGTACATGTCCACGTGAACTGTCAAGATGTGCCCATCGAAAAGATCTCGAATATTGTGCTGCTGTATTCAGTGTTCGAACCGTTGTTCTATCGATTTGCTGGTCGTGGGCGAAACAAGAATATCTTTTGTGTTCCTGTACTGGAGACAGCCCAACTTTCCGGTATCGCAGATAAGCGATTGAACAACGTTACCGATGGTTGGTCGAAGTATTCCGGGCTGAATCTGGTTCCGTTACGAGAGAAAGGCACCATTGAGTTCCGCCATATGCACGGTACTCGCGATGTGGCCAAGCTCACGAAGTGGGTGGATATGCTTACCCGTTTGGTGGATTTCGTCCATAAGTCAGATGTAGGTGAGCTTCGAAAACTGCTGCATGGATTTGACGAGTCCGTCAACGTCGGCCTGCTGTTATTGGATATCTTCGGAACTTCAAATATGGGAGCTCTTGGATATACTGGTTACGAAGAGATTCGTGAATCTGTGGCCAATATGAAGCAAGCGTTTATCTCCACCGGCACGACCACGAAGTTGATTGTTGAGCGAGACGTTGCTACCGCTCCGTTCTTTACCACCAAAATCGTTAAAGGAATCTAACCTCTATGTGCGGCCTCGTAAGCATTGTCGCTCGACGACCGATGGGTTTCAACTCAAAGACTCTGGATATGTTCGAACAGATGTTGATTTTCGATACTGTTCGAGGCAAAGATTCGACTGGAGTTATCAACATTCGCCGAGATGGATCGGTGGATATGATGAAACAAGCGGAGCAGCCATACTTCATGCTCCGGTGTCAACAATGGAATCAGTTTCGACTGCGTTCCACAGGTGAAGGTCGTATTCTTGCGGGCCACAACCGAGCAGCAACTCGTGGCAATGTGACCAATGAGAATGCCCATCCGTTCTATGAGAAGAACATCGTGCTGATGCACAATGGTACTCTCGATTATGGTTGGGAAAAGCTCACCACTGAAAAGGTGGAAGTTGATAGCCATGCAATCTGCCATGCACTGACGGAAGGTACACCACAGAAAGTTATCCCCACTATCGAAGGGGCGTTTGCTCTGCTGTGGTTCGATATGGAAACGGAGTTGTTCCATGCTGTGCGGAATGACCAACGGCCCCTGTCTTTGATCACCACAGATGACTTCTACTTTCTCGCCAGTGAGTCGTGGATGGCGACCATTCCGTGTATCCGTGAGCGTATCAAAGTCATTGAGTCAAAGGAAATTGAACCCGGGGAGTTGCTCACATTCAATCTGAGGGGTGAGTTGAAGACAGAGCCAGTGGGTCTCCATCAAGATCCGCAGATGGCAGCTCGATACAAGGCTTGGATGGCCTCGCAAGGCGTTGCCGGCACATGGGAGGATGACTTGGGGGAGGCATTGCCGCTGAAGGGGACGCAGGTAACCTTTCCGGCGGCAAAAAAAGATTGTTCCCCTGCATCACCGATGCAAAAGACGTGTGCTCTGACGTCGACCAGTACGACGAACAGCGACTCCAAATCGAAGAAGGTCGGTGGAGAGGATGGCCTTACTAGTCTGGAGGCACAGCAACAGTCTTTGAAGGTGGAGTTGGCAGACCTCCCAAAAGGCCGAGAGATCGCGGTGAAGATCTGGGATGTGAAAGCCTTGCCCAACGGCGCTATCAAATGGACAGGCAAAGTCGTCGAGCCCGGCGTCGAGATGTACGACGCTCAAGGGTTCTTGCCTCGCAGCCTCCTTGGGAATGAGTGGCCTCGGTGGATGGAATTTCCCATTCTTGCCAAGGTGGGCTGGTGTACCAAGACTGTCTGTGGTATCTCGGTCTATGTTCGGGATTGTGAATTGCTTCCGCAAACACTGGCCCACAATGCTCAAGTTGTTAGTGAGCGCCTGTGGCATCATGTAACTGACACCTGTTCCTGCCGTGATTGTGGTGGTCTAATCGAAGATTGGGAACGTGGTTGGACAAGTGTCAAAACCAAGGGTGTCCACGGCAAGACTCAGAGTGGCAATCCGATTAACGCAGTTGAAGTCGTGTGTCCCGATTGTATTATGAAGGCCCTCGATGGGGAGTTCTATGCAAAATACAGCCAAACGTACTACCAGAAGAAACTTGCAGTTCAACAGGATCGTAAGGGCCAGCCCGCGACTAGTCGCTCTGCTGCCATACAAGATAGCGAGTCAGTCAGCGGCGAACCTGTCGGCAAGAATGGCTCAGTTATTGTCGTCCCGAGTGGTACGACTCTACAATGATCGCCCCAATCCGATCTTTGATCGACGAGGTGTTCGGCATTTGATTAATTGGGGGTGCAGTAATGGGAATGTTAGGGTGGATCACGTTATCAATCGGTTTGATTCTGTGGCTCGTGCTGGTAATAAGCTACATACTTTCGAGGCCCTGAAAGATGCAGAAGGTATTCGAATTCCTGAATTCACAACCGATGTTGATGTGGCCTACAAGTGGCTTCGAGAAGATCATGTGGCTGTTGTGGCTCGTACTAAGCTTACTGGTCATAGCGGGGCTGGGATTGTATTGGTTAGTGAGCAAGATGCTACGCTGCCTGCTGCGCCGCTATATGTCCGATATGTGAAGAAGCAACAGGAGTTCCGTGTTCACGTAGCCTTTGGAGAAGTGATCGATGTTCAAGAAAAGCGAAAGCGAAGAGATCTCCCCGACGACTTCGCTACAAACTTTCAGGTACGTAATCATCAGACCGGATGGGTCTATTGTCGTGAAAACATCGTCGAACCAGAGCGACTGCGAGAAATGGCGGTGGCGGCTGTGTCGAAACTTGGCTTGGACTTTGGAGCCGTTGACCTCATATATAATGCCAAACGGAACGAGGTGTACTGTTTGGAAGTCAACACGGCTCCCGGTCTTGAGGGATCGACGGTGGACAAATACGCAGCGGCTTTTGTAAAACACATTCGAGGTGTGTGATGAAATTGGAACTCTATGTTATAACCGTGACCCGAATTGAAGACGGGGAATGGGAACTCGATGGGTACGTTCGCACCGATAACTTTCCTGTTAAGATCGTAGATCGTCGCCAGAAATTCTATGGCAAGCGATATCTGGTAACCGCTGTATCCGTTGAGGAGATTCGGAAATGAAACAAGTTCAAGGTGATATCTGGATTGATGAGCAAGAAGATGGGACTATCAACATCGGATTCGTGCAAGCGTTCATCAACCGCAAGATGAATGAATGTTTCCATGTGCTGCAAGCCGATACGCGTCGTGTGGAGCAGGAAGGGGCCATGTTGGTGATTGAAACCAATGATGCGCTGGAGTCCATTAAGGCTCCGATCACGGGCCAGGTGTCTTACTTCAACAGTAAGGCCCGCAACTTCCCGGATCGGCTCACGCAGGAAGATATTATCCTTACTCTGGTACCACCGAATGTGAAAAAGAAACAGGAACCAGAACCCGTATATGCGGTACAGGAAGAATTCGCTATTGGTTGGAACGATCTGAATGAGAACCAACAACGGCTCCGTCAAGAAGCACTGATCCGCCTAGCAAACCAACAAATTCTTCGAGGTCGTCGATAATGAGATGCCTTTCCTGCGATAAACGACTAAACAATCGAGAATCAACAAGGAAATATTCATCCAATGGAAGCTTCGTGGATCTATGTGATCGTTGTTATTCTTATGTTGCTGATGATATTGCTGCCGTCGACGGAGAAGGTTACGTCGAAAACATTGATATGGGAGATGATGCAACCGATGAAAGCTTCGAAACAAGTGGGTTTGGGATCACTGGACTCGAAGAAGGGTACGATGAAGACAGTCGGTAAGGTTACCTGTAAGGCTTGTGGAAGGGTGTTTGAAAGTGGTGACGCGTGGAAAAAGAACACTACGTGTGACCAACCAAGTAGCTGTATGTGTCCGGAGGTACAATTATCAATGCGACGAGCAGCGCAAGCAATCGACAAGGCAAAGGGTTCGGCTGGTTATATCGTACGTAAGAAGGAAGAATGCATCTCCACCAATCGAGCCGAAGATGAACACTACCAGTTGTGGGTAACTGTGGCTCCGTTGTTGACGATGGAGATCATCAAACCCAAGAAAGTCAATAGAGGTAAACATGTATGAACGAGACCGAACTAGATTTGTTCGACACGGCCCTTGTGAGACGTGTGGTAGTCGAGACAACGTTGGATGGTATTCTAACGGGACGGGTTTTTGTTTTGGATGCGGAAAATTCTACCGAGGAGAAGTGGAAACGGCAATTAGAGGGGCTGAAAGGGGTAATTCGGCACCATCATTATCAGATCAAGGACTACGACCCCCTCCTGAAGACCTTAACTTTGAGTACGGAGAGGCTGCCATTCATTGGATAAGGAAGTATGATCTACATGTAGAAGATCTTATTCGTAACAACATCAAATGGAGTCAACGTCGTGAACAACTCGTATACCTCTTTTATGGACAAGATGAGGATGTTGTCCTCTGGCAAGCCCGAAACTTCAGAAGCGGCACCGACCACAAATCACGCTTCTTTACTGGAGGAACACCAGAAGAAGTTATTGCAACTTATCCTCCAAAACAAACGGACGGTCCGGTTGGAGTATTTGTCGAAGATTGCATCAGCGCACTCAAAGTGGGAAAGTCCGGCTTTGTCGGAATCCCGTGCTTTTCTTCAACAGTTTCGCCTCGGAAACTTGCCCGGATCAGCAAGCGATTTGACCACCTAGTGTGGTGGTTGGATGCTGATAAGTATAAAGATGCACAGAAGCAGAAGGAACGAACTGACCTATTAGGCTGTAAATCCTATGTGATCTATACGGAGCTAGATCCAAAAGATTATAGCGAGGTTGCCATTCAACGCTATATTAAGGAAAAAGTTTATGGACAAAGTTGAACGTGATGGAAAGATTGCCGTGCTTTATTCTCCCGGCTATGGTGCTGGTTGGTATAGCTGGCATAACAAAGAAGAACTCATATTTGATCCGGTTGTGGTGCAAATGGTAGAAGAGAATAGGCGTGAAGATATTCCGGAGTATGTTAAAAATAAATATCCCGGTGAATATCTTTATACGGGAGGGGCTCCAGACCTTCGAATTGAATGGGTGCCAAAAGGTAATCGTTTCGAGATTCATGAATATGATGGATCGGAGAGTTTTCACTGGTTTTATCCTGACGATTCACTGGTGGCTTAAGCATGAAAGTTAATTCTGAAAAAGAAAGGCTGCTTTGTTATTCTGCTGGTATCTTTGATGCAATGCTAAGCAATAGTGTAACTACGCAATTTCAGACCACTGATGGTCTTATGCGTCAGAGTATTCGCTTGGCTAATGAGATGATTCACGCAATTTATGATGATGAAAAACTTGCTGAGATCCTCAAATGAACACTCTTATCAAATTCGGTTCCTTTCTTGGAGCACTTTCATTCGCAGTATTAGTAGCTATTGGTATTCATCAGAAGGTGGAAGTTAACTATATCAACAGTCATCAACCTCCCACATTGACGCAGTTACAAGAGAATGTGGTGCAGTTTGAGACGGATGGCGGAGCCGTATGTTCTGGTTGGATCAGTGCAAAAGATGGAAAGATTCACACGGCTGCACACTGTTTTGACTTCCATCCGGGAGAACACGAAGTGGTTGTGTATTTCTCGGATAAGACAATAGAGCTTTGGAAAACTGATTGGGTAAGTACCGTTGATGCTGATAAGGAGGATTTTGCCACACTCATTCCGAAAACGGACACAAGTCACGTGGTCTCGGGCCTCAAAGTTTGTACATTCAAACCTTATTACGGAGAGTTTATCGCCATTATGGGAGCACCATATGGGGTTATGGATAGTATGTCCTTTGGATATATTCAGAAGCCCGATAATGACGGTGTGATTATTCTGGATGCCAAGATTCTTCCGGGAAATAGTGGTGGAGCAGTAATCGATACTGAAGAAGGTTGTGTTTTGGGACAAGCAGAAGCCATTTTTAACCCTCAAGGTTTTGGTGAAACTCCTTATGGCATCAATATTGCAACTCCTGTCAAGTGATTTATTCTGGGATTATCTTGGTAAGTTTGTATTAACCATTCTTATTTTAAAGGTATTATATGACGCATTCAAACCAAGACAACAGTAATGATTCTCCTGTAGTATTGGGCCATCCCCTTCCGGATAAAAAGGAAGAAGAGATTATTGAAGATACCGATGAAAAGGATTTTAAAGCTTATCTGGAGAGGCAAACAAAGCGATGAACAAAGTGGTACTCTATATCAAAAACTGTACCATCGCAGCAGCCCGACTGGTGAAGTCTCCCTTCGGACTCTATCAGTACAGCAAAGACGACGGGTACGTTAAAAACGTCTTGGTGACGTTGGACTGCTTGGGTAATACCATCCTAGGGGGTGACCCCGACGAGACGATCTCAAGCCGTTCTGCGAAGGCTCAGGCATATGAACAGAGTCTACTGTATCCTCGATGGGGGTGGGGATGCCGGATGTGTTCTTTCCTAGCCATCTTCCAAAAGGATCATTGTGCTAAGGCTCTTGAGAGGAATGTTGGACACCGTGCAGTTATACCGGATGAGTAAGATCTATATGACACGCGTATACAATGAAGGGCACTATGCTGGGTATCATGGTGAGTCCGAAGAATCTAATCCTTACGAGGCTGACGACGATCGCTTCTGGGAGTGGATCGAGGGATACGTGGATGGAGAGATGGACTGGCAGGAGGACAACCAATGACCAATGAAACGATGAAGGACGGCAAGCGGGCGGCGTTTGAGGCATGGGCGCTCAACGAAGCCATTAGCATCGTGCGTAGCGCTCACAACAGCGATGAATATGCGTACCCGGCTGCACGAGCATCATGGAAGGCATGGCAAGCCCGCGCGGCAGCATCGCAAGCAGCGCTGAGCGACGCGGAGGACGCGGAGCGGTATAGGTGGCTAAAGATGCGTTCGAGCATTCCAGACCAGCAAAGGATCATGCTCTCGACGCCGTGGGGCCAGTGGGATGCCGCGATAGACGCCGCCCGCAAAGCCGAGATCGAGCGCAAGGAGGGGATTGACAAACCTGTAGAGATGTGAGATAATGTACGTCTGATGGTAGAGCAGCTAGGGTGTCGAGTAGGTAGATACCCTAGTATGCTTGACAAAGTGATCAAGAATATATACCATCAATAGTCTTCTTTCTTTTTACAGAAGAAAAAATTTAACTTCTTCTGTTTTTCTTTCTTCGGTTCAGGTAGTTTATATAAAGGAATAAAAAGATTATTAAAACATATAATAGTAATCTATATAATCTTCTTAAAGAAATAAAATATGAAGAAGATACTGGTAATTTTTATTGGGTAAACCATCGAAAAGGTCGCAGTGAAACTGCGGGTTCCTTTTCCATTAATGGGTATCTCTGTATCACCTTCAACGGTGAGAAGTTTCACGGACCCAAGCTGGCTTGGTTCATGGCTACAGGTGAATGGCCAGATCACCTGATTGGATACAAGGATGGTAACCCACGTAATCTCGCTTGGTCCAACCTCAAAGCTATGGCTACCGAAGATCGGGTGGAGCACTTCAAACAAGTAGGTGATATCCTCGATCAGAAGCCTACGCAAACAGCACCCGTTAGGCGTGCCTCTTTTACCCCTCGACAAGTTCGTGCAGCAGTTGAAGAGTATCTTAAAAATAAAACTCTTGTGAATGGGAGATATGAATCTATCGATTATTAAACACCTGTGCTCCAAAGAGTTTTACGAGGCTTACCGAGATAACATAAAACTGGAGTATCTTACCAAGGAACTATATCCAGTAATCACAACTCTCGATGGATATTTTAAATCTACAGATGATCCGGTGGATCTATCCGTTGATGATCTCAGTAACCTGTTCTTCGCCACACCGAGACAGAAGGGTGAGTACTACACCGAGGTGTTCCAAGCTCTGAAGGAGAACGACTCCAGTGTCGATAGCACTCTGAAGCTCATAGAAGGCCTCCAGACGGCCCACAAGCTTCGGGAGCTATCCGTACTAGCCTACGATGCTGCGGACGGCAGGAAGGGCGTCTCTGATGTGCTCAAGCTAATGGAGGGACTATCAACAAATAGCGAGGATGCTAACGATGAAGATTCCGGTGAAATTACTTTCACATCTGATGACCTTGGGGAGCTTATTGCTTCAAGTCATACTGTGGCGGGCCTTAGATTTCGTCTTAACTCTCTTAATAAAGCTCTTGGATCACTTCGTAAAGGAGACTTCGGCTTTATCTTTGCGAGACCGGAGACTGGTAAAACTACGTTCTTGGCTAGTGAAGTTACATATATGGCTCAGCACGCCGAAGGACCCATCCTCTGGCTAAACAATGAAGAGCAATCTAATAAGGTGATGCTTCGGTGCTACCAGTCAGTTCTGAATCTGACTCTTACAGAATTGATGAGAGATGTAAAAGGTAATGGAGAACGATTCCAAGAGATCATCAAAGGACGACTCAAGATTGTCGATATCGTATCTGCTTCAAAAGTTCAGATTGAACGCTTGATTGATAAACATAAACCTTCATTGATTGTATTTGATCAGATAGATAAGGTGAAGGGATTTGATAATGATCGGGAAGATCTCCGACTTGGCTCTATCTACATCTGGGCTCGTGAGTTAGCTAAGAAGTACTGCCCCATCATTGGTGTATGTCAAGCTGATGGCTCAGGTGAGGGTCAGAGATGGCTTACTATGGCAAATGTAGCCAATGCCAAGACGAGTAAACAGGCCGAAGCAGACTGGATACTCGGGATAGGGAAGGTGAATGACATTGGTTATGAGAATCTACGATATCTCCATTTGAGTAAGAATAAACTCATTGGTGATGAAGATTCTGATTCCAATATGAGACATGCACGCTGGGAGGCACTTCTAGATCCTGAACGTGGTAGGTATGTGGACCTGTGATTGGGAGAATAAATGTCAGATCGTAAGTATCAAATTGTATACATCGTGATGCGTCGTAACCTTGTTGATAACTCCAGTATTCCCTGTGCAGTGTTCCATGCAGCGGATGCTGATGAAGCTGATGAAACAGTGAGTGCATACAATCAGGAATTTGAAGATAGGGAGATCAAGGAATATACGTTTGAGTTGATGGCAACTGCTCTTTTTGAACAACAGAATAAGTGAACGTATTAGCGATCGATACCGAGAATAACACGTGGAATACAGTTCCGTGTAAAGAATGGGCGGGATATAAGGACAAAGACGGCTATGGAATGAAACAATATGAGGGTCGTCCACAAGGAGTTCATAGATTGGAGTGGATGAAATATAACGGACCTATTCCAACAGGCATGAAAATTTGCCATCATTGTGATAATCCCGCGTGTTATGAGATTGCTCATTTGTTCATAGGAACACACAAAGACAATATGGAGGATATGGTACGTAAAGGGAGGGCAGCTCGAAATGGAACACCAAAGTTAACGGCAGAACAGGTACTGCGGATACGTGAGGATGTTCGACCACAATTGGAGATTGCCAAAGAGTATGGAATTACCAAAGCCAATGTTAGTGCTATCAAACTCCGAAAATCTTGGAGGCGTATTTGAAAGTTCTAGCTTTGGATACGGAAAATAATACCTATAATGTTGGGGCCCCATTTGATCGACGATTCAAAAATGTATGCTGGAGTTGGGCAGATCAAAGTGGTGCAGGAGCAGTTAAGACAAGCCCGGATAGTCTTGCGGAACTTGCAGAACGAATTAGACAAGCTGACCTTCTCGTTGGTTTCAATTTCAAATATGATGCACACGTCCTTAGAAAACTTGGAGTCGAGTGGGGGGACAAACGAGTCTGGGACTGCCAGCTAGCTGAATTTGTAAGGAGCAATCAAACATGGAAGTATCCCTCACTGGAGGAGTCTTTAGTCAAATATGGGCTTGGACACAAGGAAGACGTAGTGGCGAAGGAGTATTGGGCGAAGGGAATTCAGACGGAGGATATTCCGTGGGAGATACTTTCATCCTATGCATCCACGGATGCCCAACAAACCTTGAATTTGTACTACAACCAGATGGAACATATGCCGCCAACATCAAAGCGACTAGTGCGGCTGATGTGTTTGGACCTGTTGGTACTGGAGGAGATGGAGTGGAACGGCATCAGGTATAATGAGGAACTCTGTAGGAGCCGTGCTGAGGAGATTAAAAACGAGATATCAGAAATCACCAACGAACTTCACGGAGTTTATCCTGATGTGCCTATTAACTTCTCTTCTGGGGACCATCTGTCTGCCTTTCTTTACGGTGGGACGATTGTTGAAGAAGTAAGGGAGTGTATCGGTTATTACAAGTCAGGCAAACGAATTGGTGAACCTCGCTTCAAAGTAAATAAAGTAGAGCACCAATTGCCTCGGCTGGTTGAACCTCTCCGTGGGTCAGCACTTAAGAAGGAGGGGTACTTCGCTACCAATGCTGATACCCTACTGAAGCTGAAACCATCACGAAAGACTCGGAGGATTATCGAGCTTATCCAAAAGCAAACACGACTGGAGACTCTGTTGTCCAAGACATATGAAGGACTGGTCAAGAAAGCAGCGGAACAGAATTGGGAACCGGGATATCTCCACGGCCAATTTAATCAAGTGACCGTAGCCACCGGGCGTCTCAGTTCCAGTGGCCCGAATCTCCAGAATCTAGATAGTGAAGCAAACGACCTTTTCATTTCGAGGTATAACGATTGACAATTCAACAAGTACTACAACAACTCCTTCAGAATAACCAACAGCAATTGGCTGCCTATCAGGCGGACATTACCAATCTGTTGGCGATGATTCAAAATCTTAATGAACAAAATGCGGAGATCACCACATGGCTCGCAGCAAATCCCGGCTAAATGAAGAGAAGATGTTGAACGATATGTTCGTTCTTCTTGAGTACAGTGATAATTTTTATGATTTTGTTCAAGGTCTTCCGAAGGAAACTTTCGATGAATTGAAGTTGCAGATCAAACTTCGAGAGATTAAGGGAGATGATAACGGCATTATCGGAGTCTAATTATTGCTAATACAAGCGGACGCAAGCCAGCTTGAGTGGCGCGTACTACTGGAGATGAGTCGTGACTCAACAGGAATTGCTGAAGTCCTTGCAGGAGCGGATACACATAGTCTCAACCAAGCATCATTTGATCTGCCTTCTCGCCTCATTGCAAAGATCTATCTCTTCCGCACAATCTATCGAGGAAGTGGTTGGTCATTTGCGCACGATCCAGCCTTTACTCACGTCTCTAACGATCCAAAGTTCTGGGATGGAATCGGAGAAAAGTTCTACTCCAAGTATTCCGGAATCGATAAGTGCCACAAACAATGGTGCAACAGTGTCGTTGCCGGAAGGCCATTGGAGGGTCCGAGTGGAAGGCAGTGGATCATCAACCTTGGTCGTAGCCCATCGGGAGAGATAAAGATACCATGGACAACTCTGACGAACTACCCGGTGCAGGGCACAGGTGCGGATGTTATGATGATTGCCCGGATCAGCTTCTTCCGGCGACTGAAATCAAGTGGAATCCCAGCCTTGGTTGTTTCCACCGTACACGATTCGATTGTGATCGATGCGGAGGCTCAGTATATTTCCCAGATCGCACGCTTGTTTTACGAAGTGTTCGATGATCTGATCGCCAACATCAAGAGATGTTTCGGTTACGAGTGGGTCGTTCCCCTCGACTGTGAGGTGAAGTTCGGCATGGATCTCAAGAACATGGAAAAAATTACACGAGATGCTTGCTTTTCGTAACAATCTAATATAAGATATATCATATCAACTAAGGAGAGCGTTTTGCAAATTCAAGTTCTGAGTGCTACCACGGATACCGTTCAAGGTGCCAAGGGTCCGTACCAAGTTGTGGAAGTTGCCTACAAGAATCTGTCGTTTAACGGGAAGGTGGAGTCCAAGAAGCTGATGCCGTTTGGTGCAGGGAAGGATACTGCAATCACGATGCAGTCAGCCAAGCCGTCGGATGTGTATGAGATTGAAGTCGTCAAGAACGATAAGGGGTACAACGATTGGGTAAAGGCAGTGAAGGGGAGTGCTCCCGCTGCGGGGGGACAGGTTTCGAAATCGGCGCCGGGCTCACCTCATGCATCGACTGCCACTTCAAAAGGTGGTTGGGAGACTCCGGAGGAGCGAGCCAAGAAGCAAGTGTACATCATCCGCCAGAGCAGCCTGAGCACAGCGGTAGCGGCCCTGAAGACGGACAAGAACGTTCTTAAAGCGGAGGAAATCATTGGTCTGGCTAAGCAGCTTGAGTCGTACGTTTTTGGTACTGATACTGAAGCTTTTTCGAAGATTGCTACAGACTCTGGGCTCATTGAAGACATCGCTGAGGATATCCCCTTCTGATCTTCTTTTGAAAGTCGCAGCAGTAGTTAAGATTGTTGATTTTATTTCGGAGATAAGTGATATGTTCGGATTTATTGGGAAGTTCAAGAATGAAGTTATTGCTGGTTTTGATGCTGTCCATCAGCGTTTGGTCACTCTGGAGGCTAAGGTTGACGCGCTCTTCAACCACAACACCGTGGTGGCGCAAACTGAAGAGGAAGTAAAGAAGATTGAAACTGTTGCAGCAGATACTGAAAAGGTAGTGGAAGATGCCAAGCAAGACGCCTAAACAAAAGCGCTTCATGGCGGCTGTTGCGCATTCGCCCGGCTTTGCAAAGAAGGTTGGAGTACCCCAATCTGTAGGTCGTGAATTTAATAATGCCGATCAAGGCAAAGCAACTAAACCCCAACGGAGGAATTCTCGTGGCCGGTAAAAAATCGCATCCTGGCTTTGCCAGTGTTCAAAATAAGATTGCAAAGGAAGAGGGTGTAAGTAAGGATCGTGCTGGTGCCATTCTTGCTAGCGCTACTCGTAAGGCATCCCCTGCGGCGAAGAAGGCTAATCCCGCTTTGAAGAAGGTCCGGGGTAAGTAACATGCCATACATCAACCAATCGGAGCAGGAGTTGGTTGATCCCGCCCTGAACGAACTGCTGAATATCCAACTGATCAGTCCGGGTATCGCCAACTACGTAATCACTCGGTTCCTTGCGGATACGATGGATACCAAATCGTATCGTGGTATCAATGAGATCATTGGTGTCCTTGAATGTGCCAAGCAGGAATTCTATAGGCGTGTGGCTGTGCCTTATGAGGACCAAAAGAAGGCACTTAATGGAGACGTGTACTAATATGAAATGTAAGATTGAGTGGCGGCCTAATCGTCATTATAGTGGGGAAGATGCATACGAACTGATGTATGAGCGTAGTTACGATGCTGGTGGTGGACTTCAACAAACATATTGGGATAGTGCTGGTTTCTTTTTTGATGAAGATTCTGCGATGAAAGCTGCTTTCGTGATCAAGGAAAAGACTAAAACCCTTACCTTTGAGGTCTAATATTGACTGTCGCTCTTATTGACGCGGATATTGTAGCATTCAGTTGTGCGGCGTACAATGAGCAGTGGGGCTGGGATGCGTGCCGTGAGGATATTGATAATCTCATGAAGCGCATCCTAGAAACTACAGGAGCTACCGACTTTGAATGCTTTATTTCAGGATCTAATAACTTCCGTTATAGCATCTATCCAGATTACAAGGCAAACCGCAAAGGGAAACCCGAACCTCAATACCGAGCAGAGGCAAACGCTTACATCGTTACTGAATATGGTGGAACCGTTACTGACGGCTACGAGGCAGATGATGCAATCGGTATCGCATCTAGCCGACTCGATTCTTTTATCATTTGCTCCATTGATAAGGATTTGAAGCAGATTCCTGGTAACCACTATAACTGGAGAAAGAATGAGTTTGATGTGGTCTCTACTGTTGATGGGCTTAGGTCTTTTTATCGCTCTGTTCTTACCGGTGATCGAACTGATAACATTATCTCGGGACTCAAAAGAATGGGACCAGTCACCGCCGGAAAAATCATCGACGACCTCACCACCGAATGGGACATGTACCAAGCTGTGCGAGCGATATACAACAACGAAGAAAGATTGCATCTGAACTGCCAGTTGCTTTACATTCTTCGAGAAGAAAATAAAATGTGGGAGGCCCCCACTCCACAAGGTGGAAGCTCTCCAAAGGAGACGAATGGCCCGACGGAAGAAGCGTAACGACAAATATAAGAGCAACTTCGAGGCAACCTTTGCTAAGAAGTATCCACAACTTGAATATGAAAAAGATAAGATCAAGTACACTGTGGAACACAGTTATACCCCTGACTGGAAAGTACGAGAAGGGGTATATTGTGAAACTAAGGGGTTGATGCAAAGTGCAGATCGTGCCAAACATCTTCATATTAAAGAACAACACCCCGAACTAACCATCTATCTAATTTTCCAAAATCCTAACAATAAGTTAAACCGCGCATCCAATACAACATACGCGGAATGGTGTGACAAGCACGGGATTCCTTGGGCCACGATAGATACTATCCCAAAGGAATGGCTCAAACGATGATGATCAAGCACACAGTAGAGAAGGAAGATGGCTCGGTAGTATTTCAAGGAGTTCTGGAAGGGAAGGAACTCTCCTTTGTATTGGAGATCGGCCTTGAAGCCTTAATTAAAGGTGGGATGATTCCCTTTACAGCTACCAATGAATTCCGAAGTGCTCACGATGTTCACGAACCTCCGGAGGAGATGCAGTGACGAAACACTTGGTAATTCCGGATACACAGCTACGCGCGCAGGATGATCTAAAATTTCTGGAAAATATTGGCCACTACATCGTGGATAAGCAACCAGATGTGATTGTCCAGATCGGAGATTTTGCTGACATGCCCTCGTTGAGTAGTTACGATGTGGGCAAGAAGTCGTTTGAAGGCCGTCGATACAAGTCTGACATTGAGGCAGCTAAAAATGGTATGGCAGTTCTCCTCGGTCCCCTCAATGCTTACAATGATAAGCAGCGCCGAAATGGCAAACGTCAGTACCACCCTCGACGAGTTCTTACACTCGGAAACCACGAGGATCGTATTAGTCGTGCTATTAATTCTGATCCCAAGTTGGATGGGACTCTTGACCTCAGCGACTTGGGCTACGAAGCTGCTGGTTGGGAAGTACATCCGTTTCTTGAGGTTGTTGTTATTGATGGTGTTGCTTACAGCCATTATTTTGTCACTGGTGTGGCTGGCCGTCCTGCCTCCACTGCTGCTGCCCAACTGAATAAGAAGCATATGTCCTGTGTTGCAGGTCACCAACAGGGGAGACAAAGTGCATCTGCTTACCGTGCTGATGGTAAACGCATTACTAGCATCATTGCTGGCTCTTGCTATGAGCATAATGAAGATTACCTCGGGCCACAAGGTAATAATCACTGGCGTGGTGTTGTTATGCTTCATGATGTGTCTGATGGTGAGTTTGATGAAATGTACGTCCCCCTAGACTATTTGAGGAAAAAGTATGGACAGTGAAGACTGGAAGAGACTACAGGAACTCATCTACCAAGCAGGCGGAATAGCCAATAGTGCAGGTGAGATTCCTGATGTAGTACGTGCTGATGCCATGTCATTTAACACACTTGGACTAGCTCTTCTTGATATTCAAACTCGATTGGCCCGACTTGAAACTGCCTCCGATAAACCTACATTCTATGGCCCGCTGGGAGAGAGGATTAATGGCTGAACAGGGAATCAAGTATGATCAAGGAAAAGTTCCACTTGATCTTCTGGACCCAGATGCTATGGAAGGTCTTGCAAGGGTACTGGAGTTCGGTGCAAAAAAATATGCCAGAAATAATTGGCGAGGTGGCATCGTTTATTCTCGCCTCATTGCTGCTGCTTTTCGTCATCTATTTGCCATACTACGGGGTGAGTATTATGATGAAGAGTCTGGCCTCCCTCACGTCGATCACGCTCAATGCTGTCTAATGTTCTTGTCCCACATGATGAAGAACCGACCTGACTTGGATGATCTAAACAAATGAGAATTCTCCCTAAATATTATATAGCAGGTCCCATGCGGGGTTATCCAGAGTTGAACTTCCCTGCTTTCAATGCAACAGCTAAGACTCTGCGGCAACTTGGATATGAGGTTGTCAATCCAGTAGAACTGAATCCGGACCCTGAAGCGGATTACATCGAGTGTATGCGGATCGATCTGAAAGCTTTGTGCGATTGTGATGGGATCTATCTGCTTCGGGGATGGGAAAAGAGTGAAGGTGCCAATGCGGAATTTCAAGTGGCACGAATGCTAAAACTAAACGTATGGTTTCAACCACCTATTAAGTACGAATGAGTCTCTGTTCAAAATGTAAAATAAACCCACGAGCACCATCACAACGGTGGTGCCAATCGTGCCGAAATGAATACAATCGGAAGTATTATAAACGAAATCCACAGAAAATTAATGAAGCCAATAGAAAATGGCGAGAAGTCAATGAGACACCAGAATATATTTTCAAACGCAATTTAAAGGTTCGTTATGGATTAACACTCGAACAATACCATAAGTTGCTCCAAGCACAAGAAAATCGGTGTGCCATTTGTAACCAATTGTTTGAAGATTCAAAAGTATGTGTTGATCACAATCATACTACGGGGAACGTCCGGGGCTTACTTTGTACTTTTTGCAATGTAGGGCTGGGTTACTTTCGAGAAGATAGCACAATCATGAATGCAGCAATTAAATATATTAATACATATGATTAATGAAAGAACTCTAGAAGAACTAAAAGCGTCGCTTACTCAATTGGATGAGTTGACTTTAATTGAGTTGCTAAATGTAACAAGTACGGAATTGGTTATGGTACTAGAAGATTATATTGAGGAGCGATACGATGTATTGCTTGAATATTTCGATGAGGGGGAGGAAGATTACGAGTGAGTGATTTCTCTACAGATTTGCAGGAATACGTATATAAATCGAGGTACGCACGCTGGCTAGAGAAGGAGGGTCGTCGGGAGCGATGGTCCGAAACAGTCCAACGATACTGTGACTTCTGGGCTAATCGATATGGGGATGTGTTCCCCTACCAGCGAGTGTTTGAGGGGATCTACAATCTGGATGTAGTCCCCAGCATGCGGGCACTGATGGTGGCAGGCCCAGCCCTTGAACGAGATAACATTGCTGGATACAATTGTAGTTATCTGCCCATCGATGATCCCAAGGCTTTTGATGAGTGTATGTTTATTCTTATGAATGGTACAGGAGTAGGCTTCAGTGTCGAACGACAGTACATCAATAAACTTCCAGAAGTTCCAGAACGAATTTACGATTCAGAAACAGTTATTGTTGTCGCGGATTCTAAGCAAGGTTGGGCTAGCGCTTTTCGCCAACTCATCTCCCTCCTATATTCAGGACAATCTCCGATACTTGATGTTAGCCGAGTCCGACCTGCGGGAGCGCGCCTTAAAACTTTCGGAGGCAGAGCAAGTGGTCCTGCGCCTTTGGTGGACCTATTCAACTTCACTAAGCAACTATTCAAACAGGCCGTGGGCCGAAAACTAAACTCTCTGGAGTGTCATGATCTGGTATGTAAGATTGCTCAGATTGTCGTGGTTGGTGGTGTTCGTCGGAGTGCTCTTATCTCTCTCAGTAACCTTACTGACGAACGGATGCGTAACGCTAAAAACGGTGCTTGGTGGGAAGGTAGTGGCCATCGAGCACTGGCTAACAACAGCGTAGCATACACAGAACGACCTGATGTTGGAATTTGGATGAAGGAGTGGCACGCACTATATGAATCAAAGAGTGGTGAGCGAGGAATTTTTAATCGGGTTAGCGCGAAGCGCCAAGCGGGCGCTACAGGACGTCGAGATGTGGATTGGGATTTTGGAACGAACCCTTGCGGAGAAATCATCCTTCGACCCAACGGATTTTGCAATCTTAGCGAAGTCATTGTACGAGCAGGAGATACTTGCGAGACGCTGTGCAACAAGGTTGAACTCGCTACGATTCTCGGAACCTTTCAAAGCACTCTCACAGACTTCCGATACCTCCGAAAAGCATGGAGGATAAATGCTGAAGAAGAGCGTCTGCTTGGTGTCAGCCTTACTGGTATTATGGATAACAGCCTTCTTAACGGGAGCAATAGCGATGGGTTGGCTGATACGCTTACACGGATGAAGAATCATGCGGTATCGACTAACAAGGATTGGGCGGAGAAGCTACAGATTCCTGCCAGTGCAGCCATCACAACGATCAAGCCATCTGGTACGGTTAGCCAGCTTGTTGATTCTGCTAGTGGGATTCATCCTCGTCACAATCCGTACTATATTCGCACTGTTCGGGCTGATGTTAAAGACCCTCTTGCTACTTTTCTAAAAGACCAAGGTGTGCCTTGTGAAACTGACGTTACTAATCCTTCTAATCTTGTGTTCAGTTTTCCAGTGGCTTCTCCAACTGGTAGCGTGGTCCGATCGGACCGTGGTGCAATCGAACAGTTGGAACATTATCTATCTTTCAAGCGTCATTGGTGTGAACACAATCCTAGTATTACTGTTTACGTAAAAGAACATGAATGGATGGATGTTGGTGCTTGGGTATATAAGCACTTGGATGATGTGGGTGGTGTATCGTTCCTTCCGCATTCTGATCACGTATATCAACAGGCTCCATATCAGGATCTTTCCGAAGCGGACTATCAACAATTAGCCGCGAACTTCCCATCGATCGATTGGAATATGTTCGATGGCTATGAGAAAGCTGAAGATACAACTAATGGTTCGCAAGAATACGCCTGTTCGAGTGGCGCTTGCGAATGGCTCTAACGGAGACATGAAGCATGATTACTTGGCAACTGATTAAGGGTGCGAGTGTGGGTCTCGAATACTTTGACAATGAGACTCTGGGATTTGGAGTGAATGCTGATATAGGACTTCTTCGAGTTACGTGGTACAAAGATATCGAGATCGTGGATGAGGGAGACGAGGAACTGTAGAGAAAAAGGCCCCTTTCGGGGCCTTATTTATTTGGAACTAAACTTACCTTGGAGGGCTTGAACCCATGTTTGAAGTTGC